TTTTGGAAAGAACACTATGGCTCGCAAAACCACTAAGACTGCTACGAATACGCTCGGCATCGTCGCCGATACCTCAGAACAGGAAGTCGAGAAGGCGTCCGGCGCCTCTGGCGATGACGTCATCTACATCGCGTGCGGCATGCCGCTCGGCATCATCTTCGACGACGTTGACAATGGGAATGGCGGCACGAAAACCGTTGAATTCCCGGGCGTGAACCACGCTCTCCGCGGCAAGACAAAGGGCGTTCTCCTCGGACGTGGCAATGCGGTCCTCGTCTCCGTCGCGCGCCGGGACTGGGAAGACATCAAGCGCAAGCACGGAAAGGAGCGCGCCTTCACTGCCATGCCGCCGCTCCTTTGGGAGATGAAGTCTGAAAAGGAATTCAAGGCGAGACGCGATGAGATCGCTGATATGAAGACGGGCGTTGAGCCGGTCGATCCGAAGAGCGTCGGCGTTGAAGAAGTGAAGCGAAGCGAGGTCTAGTGATGGATGTAGAGCTTGACATTGAGGAGTTTCGCAAGTGGTTCCCGGGGCTGACGGAAGAGGCCATTTCCGATGCTGTGCTCGACGTGCTTTGGCAGCAGGTGTGCGCGCTCCTCGGAAACTCCGACGCGACGAGCTTCGCGCCGTACGACCCGGATGCGACGCCGCCAGTGCTCGAGCGCAAGGTCATGCTCTACTACGCGCTCTGCCACTTCGCCACGCTCGCGACTCGGGGAGATCAGCCGGGCCGCGTCGCGAGCGCGTCCGAGGGCTCCGTCTCGACGAGCTTCGATCTCATCAAGAGCGAGTCTCAAACGGCGCAGTGGTGGACGCAGACGCCTTGCGGAGCGACGTATTGGATGATGACGATGAAGTACCGCCGAGGCGGTCGTCTTTACTTCTCCTCGCACTACCACCCGTGGGGCTGACATGGGCATGAAGCTGAATGCCGGGGAGCTCAAGGCGCGATTGGGCAAGCGCTATGCGGGGCTCGTCAACCCTGGCGTAAGCCACGTCGAAGTGGGAGTCGCCGACGCGAGCATCGCGTCGTACGCGACGTACGTCGAGTACGGCTGGGTCCAGCGCGTGACGGGGAAGCAGTCGCTTTTTCTGAGCAATGCGATCGGCAAGCCCGTCCCTCGTCGAGAAGATGGGAAGCCCAACTTTCAGGCGGCCGCAATCAAGCCGGGAATGGCGCTCGTCAATCCGCCCAGGCCCTTCCTGCGGGACACGATGGCTGCCGAGGCTCCGAAGTGGCGTAAGACGGCGAAGAAGGCTCTGCACAAGACGCTGGACAAGGAAAGGGCGCTCGCCATCCTCGGCAGGCAAGCCGCAGATGACGTCCGCATGACGATCACGAGCGGCGGAACCAGCAAAGAAAAGTTCCCCGAGCGCTCGTCGCTCACGCTGGAGCTCTACCGGCAGAAGGCGGAAGCCAAGGGCCGGAAGGGCAAGGGTGGCGGGAACCTTACGACAGCGAAGCCGCTCGTTCTGACCGGCAAGTTGCTGAACTCGATAGGATTTGAAGTGAAATGAGCACAGGGGCCAAACAAGCGTTCGAGTGTGGAAAGGCTTTCGCGGTTGGGCGAGCGTTTGCAATCGGTGCTCGTTACTCGCGCAGTCTGGTCCAAGATGCAAGAGATCGTGATGGCGTAATCTTCCGAACAACCAAAAGCGGCAGTGTCCTGGCCATTAAGAACAAGAGAGTCGTAGGAGGGGCCGGAGGCGCTCTGAACGGGAAAACGAAAGATCAGGTCGGCGAAGAAAGTACAAAGAAACGGTACTCAGGAAGGTCGTACCCAAAAGAAAGCAAAGATCCGGCAAAAGAAACGCCGTCCAAGTCTCCAGACGAGTACCTGAAAGAGGCTGGCGGGAATTACGACCGCGCCATCACCAACTTCTACGACAACGAACTAAGGAACAGATACGTCGAGACAACAGTCGATGATGAGAATGGACGTCCAAGAGCGGCGAAGGTAGTTTTTGACGGGAAGGCCCGGAAGGAATTCAGGAAATTCCGAAATAATCGTGCTGAGATTCTTGAGGTGCTTCCCAAGGTCGTAGACGTCATCTCGACTGGGGAGTATGCGGGGAGACGAGTTGAACCGGATCATTGGCCGCAAGTAGCGTTTCATAGCTACATGAAGGATGTCCAGACTAAGGATGGGATTCGCTCAGTGGCTGTCGATGTTGGAGAAGACGATCGGCAGGGATTGCATGCCTATAGCGTGAACCGGGAAGGAATCAGCTCCTTCTCGATCAAGGCGAGGAAGCTGAAGGCAAGGATCGGAAAAAGGAAACAGAAAATCGGCCGTGACTCTGCGCTATTACCGCCAGAAGGCTCGGTGATGAATTTGCACCGGACTCCAGAGTCAGACCGATCTCCTGAGTCAAGGTTAACTCAAGACGAAGAGACTGTAAAGCTCAGAGTGTTGAACATCCGAATTCTTACGCCTTCTTATCACCGCAAGGAGGGAGTATGGGGCTGAATCTCCACGGCATCGTACGGGGCGCGATCAACGCCGCGCACCCGGATGAGGAGGTGCAGATCATGCACTCCGAAGGGTCCGTCCCGGACGAGCAAGGCTTCGCCCGGCCGCGGTTCTCCCGCATCACGGGCGTCATGGCTCAGGTTCAGAGCGAGGGCGACGCCGCGCTCTTCCACGCGGACAAGGCGGGAGCGAACTCCATCGTCAGGCGGTTCTATCTCTTCACTCCGAAGGACTTCGCCGATCAGCCGGCCGGCATCTTCCGGCCGCTATCTCGCGCGGGGGACTACATCGTCCGCAAGGATGGAACGGTCTGGGCCGTCGACGCGGTCATCGATAACTTCGCGGGGGTGAACTGGGTGTGCGTCAGGGCGACGCTACAGATCCAGCCGCCAAAGGGGATTGAATGGGCATGATGCAAAGTCCGCCGACAACGGCGACGTTGCTCTCACCTGCGGCCGTCTACAAGGCGGTCCGCGACTTCGAGATCCTCGTCATGCAGCCGCCGATCGAACCTAGCCACGTGCTGGCGGGCAATCAGAATAACATTACATTGCCGCCCGACCGCGAGTACGTCATCAACTCCGTCGTGAGCCATCGAGAGATCGGCACGCCTGTCGAATCGTACGAGTGGGATGAGGAGGCGCAGGCGATGCGCGTCGTGATCTCCCGCCTGGTCGAGATGACGATGCAGGTCGACGCCTACAGCGACGCGGTGGAGACGGCTCGCATGAGGGCGGAGTGCGTTGCAACGGTGGCGAGGACCACGCCAGCGTGCGACTTTTTCAGAAAGTACGGCATTTCGTCGCTCTATGCGGACGACGTGAGGAACACGACGACGGTTGTCGACGAGGACCAGTTCGTCCAGCGCTGGACGACGTCACTGCACCTGACATACACGCACAAGGTCCGGCTCGACGTTGACAGCATCAGCGCGGTCACCGTCGGCGTGCAGAACGTCGACGTCCGCTTCCCGCCAAACTAACTTTTTTACGGACCGCCATGCGCGGCCTTCATTGGAGGACAATATGTCACTTCCCGCTTCGCGGATTGTTCAGGTGAGCCCGCGCGTCATCAGCGGCGGCGCCAAAGATCTAGAAACGAACGGCTTGCTCTTCACGAAGAGCTCGCTCCTCCCGGCCGACCAGCTCGCCATGGCCTTTTCTTCGGCCTCTGCGGTCTCCGCGCTCTTCGGCCCCGAGGCTGAGGAGACGCAATTTGCTCAGCAGTATTTCACCGGCGTGCAGAATCAGCAGACGACGCCGAAGAGCCTCGTGATCGCCCGCCGCGTCGACGAGGCGGTTGCGGCTTGGATCCGCGGTAGCGAGCTGGGCGTCACGCTCGCAAAGCTCAAGGCTGTCACTGATGGCTCGCTCAAGATCACGGTTGACGGCGTCGAGAAGACGGCGGCGGCCGTGGACCTCTCCGGCGCCACCTCGCTCTCCGCCGTCGCCCAGACGGTTGCGACGGCAATTACGGGCGTGACCGGCTCCTACGATAGCAACACGAACACTTTTACCTTCACGTCTTCGACGACGGGCGCGGACTCGACGATCGGCTACGCCTCCGCGGGCGACAGCGGCACGGATCTCAGCGCGATGCTTGGCCTCACGCAGGCTGGCGGAGCGGTGCTCTCTCAGGGCTCCGCCGCTATGACCGAGAAGTCGAACCTCGACGCGGTCTGCGAAGTTACGCGCAACTGGGTCGGCTTCACCACGCTCTGGCAGGCGAATCTCGAAGAGATCGAGGCCCTCGCCGCGTGGGCGGACGTCTATGACGACTTCGTCTACTTCCCGTGGTCGAGCGACGAAAAGCTCACGAACGCCCTAACGGCGTCCTCGAGCCCGCTCGCGCAGATCGTAGACAAGTACGACGTGGTCGCCCCGCTCTACTTCCCAGACTGGCGCCTCGCCGCTATGGCGATGGCCTGCGGCGCTTCCATCGCGTGGACCAGAACACAGGGGATGAAGACTTGGTTCGCAAAGTACGCCTCCGGCATCGCGCCGAACGTCTTGGACGAGGCCTCCGCCGACGCCCTCGAAGCGAACCGAATCAACTTCGTCGGTAAGTACGCTACGCGGAACGATAATTTCCAGTTCTTCAACCGAGGCACGCTCTCGAGCGACTACTACGGCTTTGTGGACGTGCTCTACGGGAGCATTTACCTGCGCTCGGCCATCCAGACGAGCTGCATGAGCGGGTTCAAGAGCATCAATCGCGTCCCGTACAACGCCCGCGGCGAGGCGCTGATCCGCGCGTGGTGCCAGGATCCGATCAATCGGTGTCTTGACTGCGGCGTCATCGATGCGGGGCTCGAGCTCAACGAGAGCCAGCGGGCGCAGATCATGCAGGAACTCGGCGACGATGGGCAGGACGCCATTCAGGCCATCGTTTCGAAGGGCTACTGGATCGGCGTTGACCTCCCGGATGCGGCCGGTCGCGCGAATCGCGAGGCGCCGAATGTGACGATCCTCTGCGCGTATGCAGGGGCCGTCCAAACTTTGCAATGCGCGGTTGCGACCATTATCTAACATGGTAGGTTAAAATGATCCCCGTGAGGTTCGAGGAGGAATTTCATGGGGAATTTCATAGATTTAACCGGGAAAAAGTTTGGCCGCTTGACAGTGATTCGACGCGCTTTCACCGGTCGTCCGGGTACGTTTTGGGAGTGCCTTTGCGACTGCGGGAAAACCAAAATTGCTAATGGGCTACTGTTGCGAGATGGCAAAACAAAATCATGCGGCTGCCTCAAAGAAGAAACACAAAGGCGGATCCGAGACGATTTGACGGGAAAGCGGTTTGGCAGGCTCGTTGTCCAACACGCAGTTAAAAAGAAGAAACCCGGGATAACATACTGGCACTGTCTTTGTGACTGTGGGAATGAGGTAGATGTAGCCGCGTCTTCGCTTAAAAACGGAGACACGAGATCTTGTGGTTGCCTTGCAAAAGAAAAACAACGAGAGATCGGCGCCTCCTCAAAAGGGCGGCCTAGCAAGAGACTGAAAGATCTGACAGGGCGAAGATTCGGCAGATTGACAGTCCTGTCTAGGGCAGAGAATTCTGGAAGCGGTAAAGCGCGATGGTTGTGCAGGTGCGACTGCGGAAAAAGAACCGTCGTTTTAGGAAGTCACTTAAACGACGGGCACACCCAGTCTTGCGGATGCCTCGGACTAGAGCACGCAACAGAGGCGAAGATCAAGCACGGAGAGTCCAAAACGAGGCTTTACAGAATCTTTCTAGCCATGCATAACCGATGCGAGAGACCATCCGTGAAGGCCTATGAGAGGTACGGCGGCCGAGGCATCAGGGTTTGCGATGAATGGAAAAATTACGAGGCTTTCGCGAGCTGGGCTCATGCGAATGGGTACAAGGAGGAGCTCTCCATTGATCGAATTGACAATGACAAAGGCTATTCCCCGGAGAACTGTGAATGGATCACGCGGTCTGAGAACTCTCGACGAATGCACGCGTACTACCGCGCCTTAAAGGCGAAACAAACAAGTCAGTAATCCCATAGGTCCCGGCTTCGGTCGGGGCCTATCTTTTGAGAGTGAAAAATGGCAACTTCAAACTTTGACGTCACCTCTGCGAACGCGCAGCTCGTCCTGACGGTCGATCAGCTCTTTCCGAGCGGCATCGAGCTTCAGCACTTCAGCGCAGACGGCATCTTCTCGAGCGACGCGATCGAGATGGCGGAAACCCGACGCTCGGTGGATGGCCGCATGGTCGCGGGCGTCATCAAGAACATCTCGAGCGTCTCGATCGTGCTCGAGGCGGCTTCGCCTTCGGTCGCTAGTCTCGAGTACCTGCGCGACTGCATGGAAGCGAACAACACGCCGTACGAATGCACGCTGACGTGCTTCATCCCGTCGCTCGGCGTCACGCGGACCTTCGTCAAAGGCGTGCTCAAGAGCGCGCCTCCGATCAGCGCCGCCCAGCGCACCATGCAGCCCACGCAGTGGGGATTCGACTTCGAGCGCGTGCTTTAAGGAGCTGAGATGGACGAGATCAAGATCCAAGACGGCGCGACCGAAAAGCGCTTCACTATCACGAAGATGAGCGCGTATCAGGCTGAGCAGTGGCTCTATCGCGCGGCTTTCGCGCTGGGCCGCGGCGTGGACGACATCCAGCAGGTCTTCAGCGGCGATCCGCAGACTCTGCTGCGCTCGATCCTGAGCGTGCCCTATGAGAGCGCAAAGCCGCTCCTCGACGACCTGCTCTCCTGCTGCACCCTCGTGCAGGGCAACGCTCTTCGGCGACTGACGTCGGCTGAGGCGTGCTCGGCGATCGAGAGCCCGCTCACGCTCACGAAACTCCGCGTCGAATCGCTGAAGGCAAACTTTGGTTTTTTCTTCGATGGAGACGCCTTGAGCTCCCTTATGCCGCAAAGTACCGAAACGCCTGCCTAAAAGTAACTGGCGTTGCGGGCTTTGCCAACGTCCCAAGGGTCTGCGGCGCGCTCATCGCCGCGGACCTCGCGAGCATGGTGGACCTAAAAGAGCGACTAACGCTCGAGGAGGCTTATGAGCTTCTGGAGGTCCTCGAAGTCCGAAATTACCACTCGTGGCTCGCCGCCCAGAGGCTAGAGAAAGAAAATGGCTGACGCTATCGACAAACTTGTTATCTCACTAGGCTTTGACAGCGCCGAGCTCAACGAAGGCCTGCGCAAGGCCTCCGGTGCAATCGCCGACTTCGGCAAGCGCGTGGAGCTCGACGGCCGCGCGCTGGACCGCCTCGCGGCGACGGCCTCGAAGACGGGCCTGATGATGGGCGGCGTCTCGGACGAGGTGGCTGAGCGCGTCATGGCGATCGGCACGGCCGGGCAGAAGACTTCGCTCGTCATGGGCCGGGCGATGGACAGCATCTCCGCCCGCGTCGGAAAGGTCGGGACGCTTCTGAAGACCGCTCTGGGGCCCGTGCTCGCAGTCTTCGCGGGCGGGAAGATCTTCAGCGGCCTCTCGCAGATGGGCGAGAGCCTCGACGTGCTGAGCGAGCGCACGGGCGTCGCCGTGGACAAGATCGACGCGTGGGCCAAGGCGAACCGGGACGCGGGCGGCTCTGAGGAGGCCTTCAAGTCCGCCCTCGAGAACTGGACGGTCGAGCAAGGGCGCTCTGCAGATGATTTCTTCCGCATGGGAGAAGCTGTCAAAGGCATGAGCCAGCAGCAGGCCGCCTATTTCATGCGGGCAATGGGCCTGAGCCAAGACGCCGCCGCGGTCTTCGCGAAGTTCACGGACAAGGCGTCGGACGCCGCCAAGGCTTACGAAGGCATGGCGATGACCAGCGAGCAGGCCAAGGCCGCTCGCGAGATGAACATCCGCTGGCGCCAGTTCACCGATCAGGCGCAGGCCCTCGGGAATGTTCTGGGCGTGACGGTGCTCCCGGTCGTGAACCGCGTTCTCAAGGTGCTCGGCGACGGCGTGGCCTTTCTGAGGGAGCACAGCAAGGGCGTTAAGCTGATCCTCGCCGGTCTGGGGACGGTGCTCGCCGTCACTTACGGCCGCTCGATCATTCAGGCGATCGCGACAACCTCGACTTTCTTCAAGACGCTGAAGGCCGGACAAGGCGTCATGGCGGCGCTCAACGCCACGATGCTCGCGAATCCCGTCGCGGCGTTCGCGGCAGGCGTCCTCGCACTCTGCCTTGCTCTCGACGACCTGCTCGCCTTCCTTGATGGTGGCAACTCCCTTATCGGGAAGTTCCTGAGCTTCATCGGATTTTCTGATAAGCAGATCGACGCCTTCCGAAAGAGCCTGCTGAACTTCTTCCAGAAGCTCGGCGGCATCCCGGAGAAGATCGTCGGGGTGCTCCAGTCCGCCTGGAATGGCGTCAAGGGCGTCGGCGAGTGGGTCGCAGGCATCTTCGACGGCGTCGACTTCTCGGCAGTCGGCAAGGCCCTTTCGGCTGGCATCCTCACGCCACTGAAGGCGGTCGGCACGGCCATCGTCTCGGTCTTCGATGGCATCGAGGCCATCTGCACCGCCTTGCCAGGGAAGATCACGAAGGGGATCCCGGCGGCGATCTCCGCACTTGCCGGGCTCGGCGAGACGGTCGGGCAGGCCTTCATCGATGCCTTCCGGTCGGCCATCGACTGGGCAAAGGGAGCCTTCAAGGCCCTCATCGACTCGATCGGCGAGTGGATCGCTGACGCCCTGGACATCGGCGGCAAGGTGAAGGGCGCCGTGAGCGGGGCTATGGACGACGTCAAGGACCGCGTAAAGGGCGTCTTCGGCGGCATCTCGGACTTCTTTGGGGGGAAGGCTCAGGCCCCTGCGGAGGCTCCGGCGCAGGATTCCCGCCGGGGGCCTGCGCCGGATGGTGGAGCCGTGGACGCCGGAAGGTCCAGCGCAAAGGACGTCTTTGGCGGCATCGCGAGCTTCTTCAGGGGCGGCGACGAAGCCAAGGCGCCCGCGGCGGATGCGTGGGGCTGGGGCCGATACGCCTCCGCTCCGACCCAGGCGGCGGCAGGGGCCATTGCGGCATTGCAGGCGAAGACCTCGCAGGCTCCTGCCGTGGCGAACCAGATGGAGATGAACGTCGTGAACAATATCCAGACGAGCGGCTCCCCGGAAGATGTTGGAAAGGCCGTCGGCGGAGCGATGGACAACGCCCTTAGCCGCCGCAACCGCATGTTGGTCGCGGCGCAGTCCGGCGTGATTTCAAAGTGAGGCGAGGATGGCTGAAGTTTGGGCTGTCATCGATGACAACGGCAACCCTTTCTGCGGTTACACGGCGCTCGACGGCTTCGAGGACAACTCGGTCGCTACGGTGCCGACTGAGCCGCAGGAAAACGGGGCGCTCTACGCCTACGATAAGGTGCCGAACCCTTCCGAGTGTTCGGTGAGTCTGCTCTTCTCGGGGGACTTCCTCGCGCAGCAGGCGGCCGTGACGAAGCTCGAGGCGTACCGCCAGGGCACGCAGCTCTTCCGAATCCTGACGCCGGCCAAGGTCTACTCCCGCATGGCGCTTGTCTCCTATGGCTACTCGCGATCCGCAGTGAATGGGGCGAACGCCCTCGAAATTCACTGCGACTTCCGAGAGATCGTGTCGGCGCAGGTCGGCGGCAAGACGGTCATCTGGTCCCCAAAGAGCGCGAACGACGCGGGCAAGACTCAGACCGGGAAGGTGCAAGGGAAAGCCAGCGGAAGCATCCTTGCCGATGGGGGCGACAAACTTGTCGATTGGGTGCGGAGATGATTGAAATTCCTCTTCAGAAGCTTCCTCATCAGGAGCTCTCGATCGTGCTCGACGGGCAGAACTGCGTGATCGAGCTCCGGCAGATGGGGTCCTTTCTGTATCTCACGCTGACGGCGGATGAGGTGAAGATCTGCGACTCGCACGCATGCCAGTCCGGGGAGCCGATCCCAGTGTGGAATACCCCGCTCTTCTCCGGGCGCCTCTTCTTTCAGGACGACAACGGGAAGCTCAAGGCTCCGCAGTACGACGGGCTCAGCGATCGATACACTCTCTACTACGCAACGGCGGAAGAATGGCAGGAACTTACAGCCTAAAGGACATCCGCGTCTCGATCACGCTAGACAAAGGCGGCGCCAATAACCAGTTTGTCTTTCAGGGCTTCGCGACGAACGTCAGCCTCTCGAAGACGGGCGGTGTTGACTTTGCGACGGCTCAGGTCGAAATCTACGGCCTGACGCTCCCGATCATGGGGCAGCTCACAACGCTTGCCTTCAAACCGCTTGACCGCCTCTGGAACGCAATCGAAATCGCGGCCGGGGAGCGGGGCAGTGACCTCCCGGTGATCTTCCGGGGGTGCGTAACGGTGGCCTACGCGGACCTCAACGGGTCGAGCCCGGTGCTCAAGATCGAGGCGCAGGTAGGGGCCTATCCGCTACTCGAGCCGGCCTCGACGGTGAGCATCAAGGGCACGCAGGACGCGGCGACCTTCATCCAGTCGCAGAGCTCGCAGGCGGGCTTTGACTTTCAGAACGACGGCGTGAAGGGGACGCTCTCGGACACGACGGTCTACGGCGACCCGATCACGAAGATCAGGACGGCCGCCAACGCCATCGGAGCGGATGTCATCTTTGATGACGATAAGACGGTTCTGATCCCAAAGGACGGCGTGCGACGCGCCGAGGGCGGCATCCCGGTCGTCTCGGCGGCGACGGGCATGATCGGGTATCCGGTCTTCACGAGCCAGGGCATCCAGTGCAAAACTTTTTTCCGGCCGGAGCTACGAGTAGCCGCGGTCGTGAGGGTCGAGTCGATCGTTCCGCATGCGAGCGGGACGTGGAAGATCACGCAGCTCACGCACACCCTGAGCGCGCACAACCCCGGCTCGAGCGCGTGGGAAACCTCTTTTGACGGCATGTGGCTGGGGGACTGATGGCAGAACGGGCTCAGCCGCAAGGCGCTTTTGTATCCGGATCTCAGCTGAACGTCCTCGACTTTCTGATCCGGTCGATCGTCAAGGGCATGATAAATACGGCGATTCCGGTGCGAGTTGACGCAATCGAAAGGCCGGGCGATGGATCGGGCGCAGGGTATCTCTCCGCGACGCCTCTCGTGAAGATGCGGAGCGCGTCGGGCGAGGCTCTGGAGCCCGTCTCCATCCCGAAATTGAGGTGGTTCCGGCTCCAGCATGGGACGGCGGCCCTCATCTGCGATCCGAAGCCAGGCGATGTTGGGCTGGCGGTCTTCGCACAGCAGGACGTCTCGACGCTCACGGGAGGGACCTCGCCGCAACAGCCCGGGAGCTTTCGGTGCTACGACATGAGCGACGGCTTCTACCTCGGGGGGTTCTGGGGGCAGACGCCGACGACTTTCGTGCGCATCGAGGACTCGGGAGATATCACGATCACGGCGCCGGAGACTGTCGTCGTGAACACGAACGCGAAGACGATCAACGCCACATCGTCCTGCGATATCAACACGAAGCAGGCGACGATCAACGCGCCCCAGACGCACATCACGGGGAACGTGCAGGTCGACGGGAGCCTCGCGGTGAAGGGGCACATCTCCGGCTCGTCCGGGCTCTCGGTGAGCGGGGGCGGCGGCGCAAGCGTGGCGGGCAGTCTCACGACGACTGGAGACGTTACGGCCGGAGGCATCAGCCTGCAAGGGCACGTGCATTCCTGCCCGCATGGTGGCGAGACTGGCACACCACATTAGACAAGGGCGCCTTATGGACGCACAGCGCGAGCGAGAGATCGAGCAGAGGATCCTTGCGAAGTATGAAGAGCGAAGCCGCATGAAGTGGCGCGTCGCCTTCGAGATCGTCAAGGCTTTCGTCGCTCCTGTTATCACGGCGGCCCTGACGTACTGGCTCACGAGGAGCTGACAGGCGCGAAGCCGCGGCCGCTTTACCTTGAGCGGCGTAAAGCCCCGTCGTTTAGGGCGGGGAGGAAGTCAAAAAAAGGGAAACCCCGCAGGACGGCAATCCTTGCGGGGCTTTTCGTATCTGATGAACAGGATCAGACATGAAAATTATAGTGGAGATCAACAGGGAGGTGCGGATGTTTCTGAGCGAAAACGACCTGCCCGCTCATGGCAAGGCGGCGGCTTGGGGCTTTGTCGCGGTGGTCGCGGCGGTGGCCTTTGCGATCGTGTGCTTTGGGATCAGTCTGCTGAAGTAGCAAACCCCGCAGGCATAGGGAGCGATGGAGCACAAAACATGACTCACACGGCATATACGGCGGCGCTATCAGACGACTGGGATCTCACGCTGGACGGCAACGGGGATCTCGCGATGATCCGAGGCGCGCAGGCGATCTGTCAGAACGTCTGCAACGAAGGGCGCCTCTTCTATCACGATGCGGTCTTCCGATGGGATCAGGGCATAAAATGGTTCGAGGACCAGATCGCCCAGCCAATTCATGAGGTCGTCACGACCGAGGATCTGCGAACGGCGGCGGCAAGCGTCCCTGGGGTGCTCTCGGTGAACTCCGTGACGCTCAAGACGCTGAACCCAGCGACAAGGACGCTGAGCGCAGAAATCGAAATCACTACTGAAGGCGGTAAGAATGGCCGAGCTGAAATTTGACCCGCAGTCCGGCGTGGTCGTGCCGACGACCCAAGAGGTTCGCGACGACATCGCGTCCGGGATGCAGGAGGCTTTCAAGGTCAAGGACGGCGACCCTCTGCTGAACGTCGACCCGGCCTCCCCGATGGGGCAGGTCGCGGACATCATCACGACCGAGGCGGCGGCAAAGAACTCGGAAGTTGCCTTTCTGGCTAATCAGCTGAACCCGCGCACGGCAACGGGCATCTGGCTCGACGCGCTCGCGGCGCTCTACGGCCTCACGCGGCACGTCTCCGAGCCGACCGTCGTCGTCTGCACCTGCACGGGACTCCGGGGGACGGTGATCCCCTACGGTGCGATCGTGCAGGACACGCAGGGCCGCCAGCTCCGGCACAGCGTCGGCGGTGGAGTGACGATCCCGGACTCCGGATCCGTCGAGACGACCTTTTCGGTCGTCGAGCACGGAGCTATCGAAATCGGCCCGGGCACGGTGACGCAGATCGTAACCGTGATCGCGGGCTGGGATAGCGTAGCGAACAGGGCCGCTGGCGTCACTGGCCGAGTCGCGGAGCCGGACGGCGAGCTGCTGAATCGCATGATCGAGAGCTACGCGGTCAACGCCAACGGGACCGTAGCAAACGTCCAGGCGAACCTATCGGAGCTTGACGGCGTGCTCGACTGCGTGGTCCTCGAAAACTACACGAACCAGCCGCAACAGCAGTACGGCATCACACTGACGGCGCACAGCATCGCGGTATGCATCGTGGGCGGCGACGACGAGGCTATCGCTGAGACGATCTTCAGGCGCAAGAGCGCCGGATGCGGAACTGTCGGGACGACGCAGGTAACTTATGTGGATACTGAGCACTTCAATGCTTCCTACACGTACAACATCGTGCGGCCGACGGCCGTCGCACTCAAGATCCAGGTGAACTTCTTCGCTGACAGCATGGACGCTGAGACTCAGTCGAAGGTCAAGAAAGCGCTCATCTCGGACTTCCTCGGCGAGCTCTCGAATCCGCGCGTGAAGCTGGCGACGACGGTTTACGCGAGCCGCTTCTACAGATGCATCCAGAGCGTCACGGACAGTCCGATCAATCAGATCCTCCTCGGGCTCAATGACCGGGGGTTGGCGACGTCCATCGATGTGCCCGCGGACGAAAGTCCGACGCTCAGCGAAGAGTCCATCTCGCTAGTCTTCGGAGGCTGACATGGCTGATACTCAGACGTGGCAAGACGTCCTCGGGGTCGACGACGTTCGCGACGAGGCCGATTTCGCTGACATGACGACGGACGCCATCCAGTCGCAGTACGCGCACGCGAAGCGCATCCGGGGCATCGCGGAGAAGGTCCGGAAGGAGATCGACGCGACACAAGACATGGTGGATTTGCACGGCATGGTCGCGGATATCCAGACCGCGCAGGGCGTCTATCTTGACTGGTGGGGACAGCGCGTCGGCGTGGACCGGCTTCTGAAAGTCAATGGCGAGTGGTATCGCTTCGATGATGATTACTACCGCTTCCTGCTTCTCTATCGAGCGCGATGCAACCTCGCCAACGCGACCGTCTCGACGATGAACAACATGCTGTCGCAACTGACAGATACTCGGGTATTCGTAGTCGACTATCAGAACATGTCGATTCAGAGCATCGTTGTTATCGGCGCCATCAGCGATCTTCAGGCGCAGATCCTACAGACATACGGCCTGCTGAACAGACCTGCGGGCGTGCTGACGAACTTTCTTATCATTTACCCGGACGAAAAGATCTTCGGCTTCGCCGGGCAGGACCTACAGCCTTTCGACCAAGGGGTCTTTAACCCCGGCAGAACGGTCGGCATGTAAAAATTCAGGCGCCAACGTAAGGACTTTACCTTGAGCGGCGTAAAGCCCCGTCCTTCAGGGCGGGAAGGAAGTCAAATGAGCAATTATCCACAGCACCTTCTCAGCTCTCCTATCGCGGTGGGCGGCGACAAGACGATCCCCCCGGCTACGTCTCAGGCGGCTGGGGCGGGGCGCTTGTCTCAAGCCGAAGGCTTCGACGCGTGGACCTCCCGCCCTATCGGCGAAGGCGGAATCCCGCCCAAGAGAGAGGACTTTAACGGAGCCTTCTACCTGCTTTCGCAACTATTGGTCTGGTATCAGCAGGGCGGCGTCATGCAGTACTCCTCGTCGCTCAGTTACGAGCCGGGGAATGAAGTCTTCTCGGGTGGCGTGAAGTACCGGTGCCTGGTCGCGAACGGGCCGGGAACGGACAGGGGCGTCGTCGCCCCCGCGGCCGATAAGGCGGTTTGGAGCAACCGGGACCTGCCTTCGGTCCTTGCCGGGCAGGTGACGCCCTTCTACAACTGCAAGCTTGGCGGGAGCGACGGCCGGCGCCTGATCCCGTGGGGGTCGAGCGATGCTTATGAAGCCTACGTGCTATGCGACGGCGGGAGCGACGGCAGGGGCGGGAACGTCCCGAACCTGATGGACAAGTTCCTCCTGCCGAGCACGGTCGCACAGGCCGGTCAGACGGGAGGGAGCCTCAACCTATCGATCCCGGGCGTGACAGTAAACGGCACTGTCGGAGAGACGGTGCTTACAGTCGACCAGATCCCGTCGCACACGCATACGGGCAGCACCAGTACAGCAGGCTCTCACACGCACACGCGCGGCTCGATGAACATCACTGGCGAGATCGGCTGCGACGACCGTGCAGGCGACCTCGCTCGCGGAGCATTCTCGGTCGCCAGCCAGTACGAAGTCAACACTAGTGCGGGCGGAGGCGACGGATCCCCATGGCGAAAGTTCGTGTTTAATGCCGCGACTTCTTGGTCGGGGGAGACCTCTACAAACGGCGCTCACAGTCACTCGATCACGATGGACTCGACTGGCGGCGGGCGGGGGCATACGCACACCATCACGTCATCTTCGGAAGCTCAGCAGATCGCGCTCGACAGGCCGCCTTTCTACCGTCTGGCCTACTTTGTGAAGCTACCCGAATAAAGTGCTTTGTGGTTCCATAGTGCCGCGCGCGTGCATGTGCGGACCTAAGAGGTTGTAAATGCCTTCTACTTTTGATTTTCACTACGTCTACACGCCGACTGGGAGCATCTCCGGTCCGTCCGTGCTGACGCAGACCGAGGACGCTATCAACGACCTCGGCGAGTACATGTCGCAGAGCACGACGAATGCCGATGAGGCACTGCGGCAAGCTAAACAGGCCGTCAACACGGCGAACACGGCTCAGCAGAACGCGTCCGAGGCCCGCTCGACGGCCGACTCCGCGCTCTCGCGTGTGCAGACGCTGACGGTCACCGTCGAGTCGTGGGATGGTCGCGTCACAACTGCCGAGAGCAACGCGCAGAACGCTGTCACGACGGCGAACTCGGCGCTGGCGAACGCTGGACAGGCCGTGACGACGGCCAACTCGGCGAACGCGACCAGCCAGCAGGCCGTGACGACAGCGAACTCAGCCCTCTCGACCGCAACTCAGGCGAACACGAACTCGACGCAGGCCGTCGGCACGGCGAGCTCTGCGCTGACGACCGCGCAGGACGCGGTGAGCATCGCCCGGCAAGCTGTGACAGATACGGACGCCATCCGCGAAGAAATCAACGCGGACATGGAGACGATCAACAGCCAAGTCGCCGCCGCCACGGCGCAGGCGCAGACCGCGCAGTCTGCTGCCGCACAGGCTCAGGGCGCCAGCGATCTTTCCGAGCGGTGGGCGACGTCTACTGCGAACCGCGGGTCCGAAGCGGAGCCCGACTTTACTGTCGACGGTGACGACTACTCTTCGAAGTGGTACGCCCTGAATGTCGCTCAGCAGTGGGCGGCAAAGATGGACGGCCAGGTCACCGCCGACGGAACGCCGGGCGGCACGCCAGTCGACTATTCTGCGAAGTACTACGCCGCCAAAGCTAAGGAGGGGGCCGAAAGTGCAGGCGACAAGGCCTCTGCCGCCGCCCAGTCCGCTACCGCTGCGGCTTCTTCAGCGGAAAAAGCCGCGAGCTTTGCGGGCTACTCGTTCCGCTACAGCGAACTGCTCGGCGCCGATTCCGAAATGGATCTCGCGTTCCTATACCCAAGCAGAAATGCCAAAGTGGGAGACCACGTGGTAAATGCGCAGGGCGCGGTTTTCGAGATCGAAACGATTGGCGACCTCACCTTTGCGGTAGGGCCTAAAATCACAAGCCTGCAAGGCCCAAAGGGCCCGATGGGCGATGGGATACAATTGAATGACGCCTTCAATTCCCTTGAGGAGCTGCTGGCGCAAATTCCCACTGGCAAACCAGGGCAGACCGTGCTGGTGGGCAACAAGATCTACACTTGGTCCGGAACGCTTAATCAATGGGTAGCGTCCGGCGACTTGACTGTGAGTTCAAAGCCGCCGGAAACGATTCCTTGGGGCCAAGTGACAGATAAGCCGCCTCTCACCTCTTTCGACGAGATTTCAGGCGAAGACGGCTTCAGGCTTGAAATAACGCCGGGACTTACATACTCCTTAATTTAAAAAAATGGGGCTACTATGACTATTGAAGTCGGAAGTAATGTTCAGCTCAAGAGTTCTTCTGGCAACGATCTTTTCCCTCGGACGAAGGCATCCCTCGTTATTCTCGACAACGGTCAGAACCTCGGCACGGTTGAGCCGGGCGCGCAGGTCAACATCCTTGAGGGGATCACCATCAACGGCGTTGCGGTCACGCCGGAGTCCAAGATCGCCAAGGTCACGCTTCCGGACTACACGGTCGCGAAGCTCTCGACTCCGCAGACGGGCTATGCCGCGTCCTATCAGCTTCAGAAGGACGGAGTCGCTGTCGGGCCGAACATCAACATCCCCAAGGATATGGTGGTGCAGTCCGGCTCCGTCAAGACGGTTACTACGGCGGATACGCCTGTCTCTGGTTATAAAGTCGGTGAAAAGTACATCGATCTTGTCCTCGCCAACGCCGACAACCAGCATATCTACATCTTGGTCTCCGATCTTGTTGATGTCTACACGGCAGGCACGGGCATCACCATCACGGGCAATACTGTTGCGGTCGATACCGCGGCTATCGCCACCGTCTCCGCGATGAACACCGCGCTCGCTGGTAAGGCAGACAAGGCGACGACGCTCGCCGGCTACGGAATCGCGGATGCCTACACGAAGACGGAAGTCGATACCAAGGTCAGCGGTGCACTTGGCAACACTGTGACCTACGTGGAAATTTAAATAATTGCGGAGGCGCGACGTATGGCTGAATATGACGCCAGAAAAGTAATTCTCAAGGACCAGCAGGGGCGCTATGTCGTCCCCTGGACCGGAGCGGTCGAAAAGGTCAACGGCGTCGCGCCTGACGCGACTGGCAACGTTGTAGTGGCGGCCTCCGCTCCGACGTGGTCGGAGCGCGTTTGGACTCTGCAGGCCGACGTGGCCGAAGGCTCGACAATCACGATCCCGGACAGCGTCACCTATCGCGTCGGTCAGCACGGCCTCCGTGTGAGTTGGAACGGCCTTGTTCTTTACCCGTCCGAGAACTTCGCCGAAATCGGCAGCGCGGGCTCTCTCTCGAGCTCGTTCAGTCTGACCTTTTCCGCGAAGGCGGGCGACGTCCTAGACGTCTGGACTGCGGGCTGAGCACGAGCGCGTGACCGAGTGGCGCCCGCGCGTCGCCTTCCTTAGGCGAGAAGTGCAGATGAATGGCCGATTGCAACTGCCCGTCAATCTGCGAAATGGCGGCTTGTGATTTTGAGGGTGTAAGAGATGGTTAAGTTTGAAGTGGGTCAAATTTTCGAAGACTCGTACCCGCCCGAAGCGGCCCTGTGGTGCAACGAGTCTGGAAAATACTTTATCGAAGAGATCGGGAAGGAAGGCGACAAGCGGCGGTTTCAGATCAAAGAAACGCCCGCGCCGACACAAGAAGAGCTTGCAGAGCGCGCACGGCGTCAGCGGGATGCTTTGCTCGCAAAGACCGACTACCTTCTTGCGTCGGACTATCCGATCAGCGAGGAAAGGCTTGAAGAGATCAAGGTCTACCGTCAAGCACTGAGAGATGTGCCCGCGCAGGAAGGCTTTCCGGAAACCATTGTTTGGCCTGAAACGCCTGAATGGCTGTGACTAAACGACGACCTGCCCGCTTTTCCGGATTCGATGCGTTTATTATGTACGAGGCTTAGATGAGCTATCCAAAAGCATATCGTGACATTTTTGAGAACGAGGGGGCCGGCCCTCTGTTTAGGCCCGACCGCATTCCGCCGATTAAAACGGCGGGAATCGCTGATGGCGCCGTAACGCCGGCCAAGCTCTCGCAGAGCTATTTGCCGACTACAGGCGGAGCGATAACTGGCGCCGGTGTCAAAATCCAGTTCGACACCGGGGACATTTTCGTCAACAGAAGTGACGCCTTTGACGAACTGATGCTCCGCTCTCTCAGAGGGGCAGGTCTTTACCTCCGGACTGGCAACAGTGCTTCGCTCCCCGGCTCTTTCGCGCTTTTTGCAGAAGGTTCAGCCGGCACAAAGTATCTCGACGGGTCTGCCTCGGGCGAGTTGCTTTGGGACCAGAAGCCAATCATCTTTGTTGTAGAGTCGTGGCGCAACGGCTCCAATTGGTACCGAAAGTACTCGGATGGCTGGATTGAGCAGGGGGGGCTTTTGGCGTGGAGTGTGGCATCGACAGTAAAGTGTACCTTTCTTAAGGCTTTTTCAACGATCTGCCTTAGCGCTTGGTGTATCACTGAAAACGCTGCTTCCGGTGCCGAAGGTAATGACTATGTTTCGAGCATTACGACAAGCTCATGCATATTTCGTAAAGAAAACGGTCGTTTGTATTGGCGAGCCCTAGGCTATTAAACCAAAGCGCACGGCCTACTTGAGTACGCGAGAAACCTTGGCAAAGATGGCCAGCAATCTTGTTCGGGAGTCCGAGCCCCCATCGGATGCCGCTCATGATGTAGTAGCCGTGTCGTGCCTGCGGGCCGCCATGCGATGGTGGGGATTCTACTTAACCATGTTCCCACGGCCTCGGCACCCGCCGGGGCTTTTTCTTTAGGATGCCGCATGGCTGAGAAGAAACAGGCGGCCGTCATAACCATTTAGGAGAATGCGTGTGATCACCATGCTGCAGGCGCTCATCCCCCAGAATGCGGAGCGAACTTTTATGGCGACAGGGGCGGCGGCAGGAGCGGCGCTTTCTTGGACTTTTGGCGATACGGGGCCGCTGTTGCTCTGGCTCGTCTTTTTTGTCACGGTGGACTTCGTCACGGGCTTTATCGCGGCCTGGGCGACGAGCTCGTACAGCTCGCGGCGCATGTTTCTGGGGATCGCGAAGAAAGTGATACTTTTTTGGATCGTGGCGCTTGCGCACGGGTTAGATCAAGTCTTTTATCCTCTCATCCATATCGAAGTTTTCCAGTCGATCACGATCTGCGCGTATGCGGCCGGGGAGTTCGGCTCGATCATCGAAAACCTTGAGCGGGCGGGGCTTGGCGGGGCGATCCCGACCGTCCTACGGCGCCTGGTGCGCGCGGCGGATGCCGGTCTGGAGCGCGCGGTGGACGAGCAGCTGAAGAAGGCCGGGATAGAGGATGCGCCGGAGCATAAAGGCCAGAGGGGTGATCCATAGAAAGCGAAAGCCGCACGGAGGGGGAACTCCGGGCGGCTTTGTTCAACCATCTTGGCGAGGGGTTGCATGAAGATTATACGAGACCTACTGATTGGCAGATCATGGAACTACGAGAGAAGCAAGCTTTTTGGTCGGGCGTTGTGCAAGTCGTCATCGGGAGCGCGGCCTTTTTCGCGGGGCTTGTGTCGCTTATCTACTACAGCGTTCGGCTCGTCATGGCCGTCCAATGATAAGCAATTAAGGGAGGAGATATGAGAGAGTACCTTGAGTACCCGGCCGATCTGGCCGTGGACTTCGTGAAGCGTTGGGAAGGCTTCCGGGCGTGCGCGTACCGGTGCCCGGCCGGGGTGATGACTATTGGATATGGGCACACGGGGGACGTGAAGGCGGGGGACGTGGTCACGTACCATGAGGCCGATGAGCTGCTTCTGAAAGATCTCCAGTCCACTGCTGAACGGCTGGCGCCGCACATCAAAGTGCCGGTTACGAAGGAACAGTTCATCGCGCTCACGAGTCTGGCGTTCAATCTCGGCGTTCAAGGCGTAGTGCGGAAGTGCCCGCGCCTCATGCGCGCGCTCAACGAGGGCGAGTATGAGGCGGCCGCGAACGAGTTCCTCGACGTGACGAACGGCGGTCTGCCGGGGTTGGTCAAGCGTCGGGCGGCCGAGCGCGCACTTTTCCTCGGGGAGAGCCCGGCTGGGGCGAGGTGAGCGGGAGGGCGCCGAGATGATCGAATGATGCCAAGGGTTTGGCGCCCCCTGGCATCTGAGAGTAGTCCTCGCGGGTACTGCTCGTGAGCGGTATCTAGCCCGCCTTCAGTTTAAGGCGGGATCGCTCATTTCTCAAGCCCGCGGGGAGGAGAATGCTTATGAGCATATCTTCTCCCGCCTTATACAGCAACAATATATAAAAGCCAAGCTGATGCACTGGAAATTTTTGGGCGCTCTCCTCTCAGTCGTGGCCATTTTCATCTGTGGATACCAGTACGCCGCGGCGCTCTATAGTCGAGACATCGCTGAACTGCGGCGCGACTACGCTGAGCGCGCGGCCGCGCTTGAGGAGAAGTACCGTGAGAAAGAGAGAAGCGCGGCGGCGGCGATGGCGGCCGCTTGGGAGGAGCGCGACCGCGCTCTTGCTGAGTCTGCTGACCTGCGCGCTGATGCTGAGCGGGTGCGCGGCGAAGCAGACGCCGCCAAGCGTTCCCTGTCCCGAGCCGCCGCCGGTGCCTGCGCAGCTGAAAGAAAGCAGCTTGCCCGATGCGCAGATTTACTCGCGGAAGGTGTCGATCTGGGCGCAGAAGGTGCAAGACTTTCTCAAAGAGTTGCAATAGACAAAGACGCCCTGACGAAGGCCGCTACTTTTTAGACTTCCCGCTCAGCCCGACCATTTTGACGATGATGTCAAAATGGTCTAGCCATTGTTTTGGGGCTTAGTAGATGATGCCCATCGAGCCGCCGCGGCTCCCATCCTTGACGAGATCGTACTCTTCGACGATCCTGGCGCGGTTGGCGCGGGGAAAGACAAGGACCGTCGTTAGGATCTTGCCAAACTCCGGATCGTCCTCGCAGGCTTCCCACTCAACGACCTTGCGAGTCGTGCAGCCGGAAGGGGTGTCAACAGTCTTGTAGGTCTCGCCGATCTTTGTGAAAGCGATAAGCTTGCCGTTGATTTCGATGCTGAACTTGCCTGCGGTCTTAGCCATGATGCACTCCGATGGTTTGGTAGGGGGCCTCGTGTCCCCTGATGGTTGCATTATATGCCACTCACGCAAGATATGCAAGATAAGAAGAAAAAGTGAAAAGCTCTTTTCTGGCGCTCGTGCTGATGCTGAGCGCGTGCTGAAAGACGACCTGGTACGTCCGTCAGTGCGCGAAAGAGGCGTAAGATCTAGCCACGACATGAAGAAAAAGCCCCGCGCGGAAGACCGCCGGGGCTCTTTTTTTTGCGCTTGTCTTATGGCAACGCTTATGGCGATCTTGTCAATCGCTTGAGAAGCCTACTACCGCTAGGAACAATGGCGGAGAAGGAGACCCTCGCACCCATCCTTGACAAGGGTATGACAAGGGGGTGACAAGGTATAGACAAAAGCCTTGATCTGCGTCGAGAAAATGGCCCGAAAAAACTGTCGTGAAGGACATACCCTTGACAAGGGTATGACATGCTCTTGACATCGCCTCTTATGGCGGCGCTTATGGCAGGACGTATGGCAGGCAAGAAAGAGGTTCCCGAGGGACTCCACCGCGTCGAGCGCGGGCTCTACACACGAAAGCGGGGCGGTCGCGCCTCGTGGCTTTTCATCTTCACGATCGGCGGCCGGCGACGGGAGGTCTCCCTGGGCCACATCGACGAGATCGGCATCACCGCCGCACGGGCCCAGGTGGCCAAGATGCGCGCGCTCGTGGAGCAGGGCATCGATCCCGTCGCGCATCGGCGAGAGGCCCGGAAGTCTTTCGCCGAGGCGCCGGCACCGGTCTATCGCTTCAGTCAGCTCCTCGAGGACGCGCTTCCGGTGATCGAGACTGCAAAGCACTGGCGCAACCCCAAGTCCCGCGCGCAGTGGCGCTCATCGCTCGTGACCTACGCGCTCCCGGTCCTCGGCGAGCTCGAGGTCGAAGCGATCACGCGCGACGACATCCTCTCTGTCCTTCGCCCCATCTGGGAAGAGAAGACCGAGACGGCGTCCCGGGTGCGCATGCGGCTCGAGGCGCTCTTCTCGTACGCGATCGCGACAGGAAAGCTCGCCGGGCAGAACCCTGCTTTATGGAAGGGCAACCTGGAGCTCTTCTTGCCTCCGGCGCACCGCGTGAAGCGCGTCGAGCACTTCGAGGCGCTTCCGGCCGCCGAGATCCGCGAGATGCTCGAGCAGACGAAGTGGTCCGATCCGCCGGTCGGATGGGCGGCCATCGCCTTCGGCGCCTTGACGGCCTCCCGCGCCAATGAGTTCACCGCCGCGCGGTGGTCTGAGATCGACTTCGACGCGGCCGTCTGGTCGTGCCCGCGGCGCAAGGACGGAAAGGACTACCCGCATCGCGTCCCGCTCTCGGCGCAAGCGCTCGAGCTCCTCCGGCGCCTGCCACAGGACGGCGACTACGTCTTTCCTTCTCCTCAGCGCCCGGGCGCCCCGCTTCACAAGTACACGCCGCGCGTGCTGATCATCAAGCGATGCGGCGCGGGGACCATGCACGGCTTCCGCTCGAGCTTCCGCGACTGGGCGGCCGAGACCGGCGTCGACCGCGTGCTCGCTGAGAAGAGTCTCATGCACGCGACCGGTGGAGCGGTGGAGCAGGCGTATCAGCGTTCCGACCTTCTCGAGCAGCGGCGGCCAGTCATGCAGGCATGGGCGGACACGATCCTTCCGCTCGCATGGCTGAAATGAAAAAGCCCCGGCACTGTGAGGCGTCGGGGCTTTTGCTTAGGCAAGGCGATCAGCAAGCGCTCATGGAGTAGATAGCTCTCGCGAGATAGCCGGATCGCGACTCACCGGCTTTCTTCGCCAGTACGTCGAGACGACGCAGGGCTCGCTGAGGAAGGCAAACGTTGATGCGCTCAGTTTTCTCGGAGAGAGTCTCTGGACCGATGTCGACAACTGCGAAGACCCAGTTCTTGAAGTCGGGGTTCTGAGTGATCGCAGACAAAGGAGACGCGTCGGGGATGTCATGGCCCTCGTCAAGCTCACACTCGATCCAAAGGGCGATGGCTTCCTTTGAGTTGACGAGCGCTTCCTCAAGAGTATCTCCCGCGGAGAAGCACCCAGGAAGGTCGGGGACGACTACGCCAAAAGCATGAGTCTCGTCTCCGGGTTCGATGGCGATGGGATATTGCATAGTGTTCTTCAATGAAAAAGGGGGTGGAGCTTGCGCCCCACCCCCTATCAACAATTATCTGAAGGTGACTCCGGATTGTTTCTCGATAGCCTTCACTGTGCCTATCGGCAAGTCCTTCTTCGGGTGGGGCACCACGACAGTGCGCTTTGAATCAGGATGCCGAAAGAAGTGATGGCTACCGGCCGTTCGAACGTGGACAAACCCGGCGGCCCTCAGCTTGTTGATGACTTCAGTTGAATTCATGAGAGCTTCCTGAAATGATCAACGATGTGTATTGTTACACAACGCCGGGAGAAAGTCAATCGGCATGACTACGTCTGCCCATTCCTGGGCCACCGGGCGCTGCTCGAGTGGCTGAAATGAAAAGCCCCGACGCTCACGCGAGCGCCGGGGTTGTTCATTCAAGCTTGTCGCTTAGAGCTCGACCGGCTCGAGGTCCTCAGCGGTCCACTTGACGATGTGGCCGAGGTAGCTGGGTCCGCCGGAGAGAACAAAGTCCTTTCCGAGCGCCTCTTCACCGACCCTCTCTGCCTTCGCGTCGTCGGCCTCCTGTCGATCCTCGGCGGCGGCGGCGGCGGCGGCGTCCGAGGGGAAAAGGCCGAGGTCGAAGAAGTCGGCATAGCAGTCGAGCAGCCGGGCCTCGAGCGCCTCATCATGGTAGTCGAGGGGATCGGCGGACCGCACGGCCCCGCGGACTTCGTAGAGCGAGAGCTCTGTCTCGCGGTCGACCGGAAGCGTCATGATGTACTCATACGCTTCGGCCACGGGGGCCTCGATGGCCTCGATGCTCTTGAGGTACTCGCCGTCCTCAAGAGCGTCGAGGGCCGCTCCGCGAGTGATCGGGCCGTCCCCAAAAAGGCCCTCAATGATGCGCCGCGCGGCGCGGGAGAGATCGTTGTACTTCGTCATGGTCTTTTCCTCTTTATCGATTTGATCTTGAAGCCACTTCGAGCCGCCAAGGCTCTGGAAGATGGCTCTTTGCCTTTCGGTCAGTCGGACTTTCACCGAGACTCGACCTGTGCGGGGCCGTCCAGCCCCTTCTCGCTTACCGCCTCTGGGCATGTCGTCCTCCGATGTCTGAATTATGGTCCTATCAATCAAAAAAGTCAAGAGCAAAAAAAATCCCCCTGGCGCCTTTCGACGTCAGGGGGTGTTGTCAGGCCGCGCGCTCGCGCAGTGCTTTCTCGATCATACGCGGGGTCTTGTCATAGCTCTCGAGCCACCGATCGACCTCCTCCGGTCGCCAGTAGTTGCCGTCCGGGAACCGCCGCGGCGGAGGCAGCACGCGCTGCGCGACCCACCGCGAGACGGTCCTCGTGGTCTTGCCGATCCGGACGGCGAGCTCCTCTCGGGAGAGCCACCCGGTCCTGCCGCCTGCTTTTTTCATAGCTACCTCTCCTCGTAGTTTGCTTTGATTCGATCGAGCACCTCGGGCTTCGACATGATCATGTGAAGCGCCTCGAGGATCGTGATGTAGTCGTCGTACGCGTCTTCCGCGAGCATCTGATGATGCTTTCTGGCGATCATACGGGGCACTGCGTCATACGCGCAGAGAGCTTGCTCCATGAGCTCGACGTACTCCCAGACCTGCCATTCACTCAAATCGGCGCCGCGCTCCTCGGCGTCGTGCGGCAGGCTTTCGAACCACGCATCTCGGTCGTCCAGGAATGAGAGGCAGTCCCCTTCTTCTTCGATCCAGGGCAGATCATCGATCGCCCTGCTCAGATCGGCCATTTCGTCTTTCGTGAAGTGGATCATGTCTCGCTCCTCAGTTCTTTGCACAGTTCGTCGAGGATCTCCAGCGCGTGGTACGCGCTGCGCTTGCCCTCGTCCGGCGCGAAGGCGAGTCCGCTGAGGCGCCTCGTCTCCTGCTCCACCAGCGCGGCCTCGTAGCGCTCAAGTAGTTCTTTGACGTCCTGCACGTGCTGGCGACGGCGGTCGATCAGCTCGATGACGCCGACCGGCTCGACGGTCGGGCGCTTGCGCGGCGCGGAGGACGCCTCATACCTTCGATAGTGCTCGAATTGGCGCCTGCATACTTCAGCTCTTGAGACCACTTTTTCCTCCTTCCCAAATGACGGGCATAGCTTTGTCGATCGCGATGCGAGCGCCGGAGTCTGAGACCCACGCGTAGCCGCGCTCGTCTTCGAGGTATCGCCCCGGCGTCGGGGCGTCGTGGATCCACGCGACGCCTCTGCGCGCGACCATGCCCGGGTCGTCGGTCGCAGGTAGAGCGCCGTCTTCAGTTGACTCAGGGATGACCAGAGAGCAAAAGCGGCCGCGGACGAGCCGGACCACTGGCGACAGGTCGTGCTGCGCTTTATGGAGCGCTGAAAGAAGCTCGCGCGCCGAAACCGCCTGGTGCATCTGACAGTAGATGTCAACGCCGAAGTCCAGCGCGTCAAAAATCCCCGGCAAAGACTTGAGATGCTCCGACCCGCATGTGTCGTGGATCTCCCGCGCAAAAGAGAGCGAAAGATATGCGAAGCGGATGGTATCTTCAATCCGTTCCTTCTCCGGGAAAAGGCCGGCGAGATTCAGCACCGCGCAAAGGACGTAGCAAATCTCGAGCCTCGGGCGGTCGCTCAGGTCCCCGTCTTTAATTTGCTTGAGGGCCATGAGAATTCCGATATCGAGTTTCTCATGGTCTTTTTCGTTGAGCGTCGTCCCTGCCGCGCGGAAGAAGGTCCGCGCGTATCGCTTGCGCTCCTGAATCGCTTCCGGAGAAGCGCGCTTTTTCCTGCGTGTCTTTTTGACTTGTCGCGGCATCACTTAATTTCCTTCAAGCGACTCTCAATCGCCAGCAGAGCGGTCGAGAACCGAAGAGCTGACGAGCATTCGTCGAGTAGAAGAAGCTTCCAAAAGGCGTTTGCTTCGCAGAGGACTTCAAGCTCTTTGCGCCTCCCTCTCGCGACAAAGTCAGGGATGATTTCTTCGTGGTTTCTGCAGTCCTTCAGATAGAAAGACGCCTTGCGAAGATCATCCGCTTCGCTCTCGCCGGGCTTCTTGCCCGCGCGCCACAAATACTTGAGCGCGCTACCCAGAGAGAAGCGGCACTGGCGAATGAAGTCGAGCGGGTCAGCGACGATGCGCGTTTCAAGGACGATCGGCGCGTAGTAGTCGGGGTGAATCTTGTCCATAGCAATTCCATAAAAAAGGCCCCGGATTGCTCCGAGGCCTTGGTTGATAACTGGCAGCCGTTTACGCCACTTACTGAAGGATGTGCTTGATCATTGCTTCGCCAAGCACCTTTACGGTTTCAATGGTGAGCGGAACCGATTTTTCTTTGGCAAACACCTTTAGCTTGTCAATGAATCCATCGGCGCGAAGATTCTCGAGAAGCGAGTACCCCGCGAGCGTAAGTGAAGGATTAGCGGAGAAGCTAATCTGGAAGAATCCGTCAACGCTTTCGGACACGTAAATACCATCCAAAAAACCGCCGCTTTGAAGCAGTTCAACGTACTCGAAAACTACTCGCGTGGCGGGGTCAATGTGAGCGGCCCGCCTCTCTGAAAGGAGTTGACCTTCCTTCCATTGAGCTAAAGAGTTTGCGTCCTCGACGAATTCTTGAATCGTTTCAGATTCAACGTGCGCGAGGATAGTCCTCATCAAATTCCAATCAAGTTTCATGGTTTCCCCAACCGTTATGCGGAGTGATAGGTGGCGCTCAAATCGTTGATTATCTCTGCTATACCTTTGATATTTAATAAATTCATGGCGGCTCCTATAAAGAGGAAGGTCCCTAATGCTGCCAGGCCAGAAGCAATAGCTCGAAGTATGGGGGATGGCATGGTTTCTATCGGCGCTAAGCCGCGGCCAGATTGAGTTGCGCGTTTTTCGCTATCAAGCCGTCCTCGAGGAGCTTGCGATAGAAGTAAAAGAGTCCCTTCCCGGTGACATGTGCATAAGCCTTCTTCTCAGCTTCGCCGCTGTCGTGCATTACGGCCATGAAGCGCACGACCATAAGGCCCGCATCGATCGACTTGGCGGTTGCCTGGGTGCTTTGCTTATAGAGGTAGCCATTGGTGCGAAGCCAGTCGAAGAAAGCGCGCGGCTTGATGCCGAGGATCTTCGCTGCGCCGGTGATGGTCTCTTCTTTCGCTGTCGCTTGGATGTCTTCTGCAAAGGCGACCTTCGGGGCATCTGCGACGACCTGCGCTTCGAGAGCCTTTCGCTCGCGGAACTGCTTGGCCCATGCCTCGGCTGCGGCGGCCGGGTCGGTGAAGTCGGGGAGCTCGAACGCGGGCTTCCGGAGCTTCTCTGCCATCTCGTAGAACGCCTTGACCAGGGCAACCTTGAACTTGCGGACGGTCTCGGTGTTTCTGAAGAAAGTGAGGACGAGTGTCGCCTGGCGTTCGTTGAGGATCGCGACGGTCGTCGCCTTCGCGAAGCCGCCCTGCGGGAGCGCGGCACCCTTCCGCGTTTCAAACGCGATAGGGCCAAACTCTTTAATTTCATGGACATGCGCTTTGATGAGCTCGAGCGCATTCTTGTGATGGATCCCGGCCCCCTCGGCGAGGACGAGGGACGTCGTGAGGGGCTGGCCTTCAGCCGATAGATGGATAAGCTGGTTCATTTAGTTCTCCTCGATGTCAGTGAGGGTGTAAGCGGCTTCGATGAGTGATGCCGCGGCGCGGACGGACTTAGCTATGTCGTCCGGAGAAGAAAGTGCGTTCTTGTGTGACTCGAGGGAGTCGGCGACGAGCGAGAGGATCGAACCTGCTTCGAAGCAGAGATCGAGCGCGGTGCGCTTGGGCGCAGGCTCGCCAGTCGAGATCGAGAAGATCGCTTGACTGAGAGAGAACGATGGCCGAGATGCGGCTTGAGATGCGTCGCTTTGCATGTGCGATGCTCCTAGTAAAAGTGATGGAGCCTCGCTGCTACTTGTCACGATGGCGAGCGAGGTACCGCGGGGTGACAAACCGCCTACTAGGTAGCGGCCACCCTTGCGGGTGCCCGCGGCCCTCACTCATGAAAAGTGATGCAACGCATACAAAAACGCCGCTTGAGAGGCGGCGTAGTACGCCTAGTACGCGCGGGTTGTCACGCCCGGCCTGCGCCGCTTTCGCGCAGGACTTGGCGCAAGCGTACCCGCATCGGCGCATCTCTGTCAAGCATTCAAGGTCCGCAGCATGTCCTGCATCTTCGCCTCGACCTCCAAAAGAAAGGCCCCGGATTGCTCCGAGGCCTTGTTGGGTGGAGATCTTCTATGTCATGGTGTTGACTTCGAAATCTGCTTGCAGATGTCATTCAGCGTCAACATGAATGCCTTTGTATCGAGGAAGTAGTTCGGATAGGCGCGTTTCAGACTGCGCAGGTCTCCAGCAGAGACCAGAACCATGAAGATCGTCGGATCGCTCTTGAACTTTTCTTCGAGCGTGGTGTACACCGTTTCGGCATAGTCAGCTTGATCCTCGGCGAATGAAGTGACCTGCAGGGATTGACTCTCAAAGTTGAGCACCAAGAGCGTGTAGTAGCCCTTGGCGATGCCCTTGATGTTCTTCGTTGCGACGCCGACGCTCGAGAGTTTTTGAAAAATCCTGAGGCGACTCTCGAGCTCTTGAAAGCGCTTTACGAGCTCCACTGGTTCAATGTTCGCCAACGACGAGATCACGGGGGCGTGCTCGTAGTGAGAGATGAGCGCACTGCTCAATCGGAAGAACTCCTTGAAGTCCTCAGAGCCATCGCCTGTCTTGAAGGAGGCACGTTCGATGACGCCAAGCGTCTCCACTGCGGTTGCCCAAGCGTGCTGGATGTAGGTTCGAATTTGAACCTCGACCGAGAGAACGTTCAGCTCCGGGTGTTTGGCGTTCCGGTACTTGAAAATCTGATGAACGCTTCGGTACCCATCTTTCTTCGGCTCGCTGATGTAGTCCTTCGGCGGCAGCTTGGCTTCATGCTTCGCCTTCGAGTCCAAAAGGCTTTGGTGGAACTTTCGGACGTCAGACACTGTAGGGAGGATCACTCTAAGACCGGCGATGTCCTGAATCTGTCCAAGGCGAATGGTAGGAAGGCGCTGCAATTTTGTGATGATGGACGGCGTCCTCTTCAGTCTCTGGGCGACCACGGCCGCCTGATCCCTGAATCCGAGATAGTCGCATCTGCCGCGAAGCATCGCTTGGAACGTGTTGAGCGCATAGCTGTGAGCTTGGCGCCACTGGGAAAGGATCTGCATCGCAGATGAGTGATCGGGATCGGAGACGGCCTCGTTTCGGAGAACGCTTCCGGCCCATGTGAGATCCTTCTTTGACGGCGGGACGGTGAGATGACTGGTGCTCATATCGTTATTCGGAGAAGGTTTGGGTTGCAACCAATAGTAGATCGTCACTCGGGTGAGGAAAGACTTCCAACCGTGAGGCGTGAGGCGGCGCCGCCTGAGGACTTCTCCGTGTCGATTGAGGTGGTCGCTTCCCCCTTGATGAGCGGCAGGTAGCGAGTAAAGAAAAGCGCGATCTCTCGGTCATCAAGAGACGCGAGAGAGTCTGCTTTGCTCCACGGAGAATCCTTCATGTGCGACCAGTTAGACAACTGGGTCGCTGTGTATCGACCGAACGTTCTAATGGTCCTCTTGATCAGATCAAGGATCTCGAAGGGACACTGATCCTCGAATTCTCGAGCCATGTCGACATTCAGCCGGCCTTTCTTGATGTCGTTGAAAGTCCTCGGAAAGACGGGGCCATAAGGCCAGGCCTTCGGGTGCTCGTCTGTAAGACGTTCGTTCGTTTCTGCAAGCACTGCGCCATAGCAGCAGTAGAGCAACTTTTGAGCCTTCGTCCTATCCACATGGATAGGCGTCTCCTCAGACTGGCAGAAGCGAATAATGAAGGAAATCACATTAGAACTGCGAAATTCCATGCGCACCTCCTTCGCGTTAGGTGATAGAGCCATCATCGCATTCTTAACTTGCACCCGTAGACTGTCAAGAGCGACCTCGTAAAAAAGCCCCGGGGGCTGGCCGGGGCTGTGGCGGGTCATCAGAAGGGCGCATCCTCGATCGGCTGCGGAGCCGGCGCCTGTCGCGCGGCGTCGAAGCCGGAAAGCCACTCGGCGGCGGCCTTGTCTTCTGCTGGGGTAGCTTCCTTCGCCTTGGGCGCCGCCTTCACGGGCTGATGCGCGGGCTCGGGCGCCGGGGCCGGCTCCGGTAGGGGCGCCGGGGCGGGCTCGGGCGTCGCGGCCTGCGGCTCCTCGATCACGGGCGCCGCCTGCGGCGTGCCTTTGTCGATGTACTCGGCGTCGAGCCAGTCCTGCTCGGTGAGCGACTCTCCGCGGTCTGCGCGCTCGTCGATCTCTGTGGCGCGGACTGCCTCGATGCTGACGGGCAGGTACTTGAAGAGGCGGCGGATGACCGTCTTTTTGGCCATCGCGTCCCAGTCGGACACCCAGGGGCCGCTCTTGCCGGCTTTCGAGCGGGAGCGCACGGACTCGACCTCGGCGCGACTCATGACCTCGAACTGGACGCCGCCGTCTTTGAGGACCGCGACGGCGTAGACATAGATAACGGGGCCGCGGTCGGCGCTGGGGCTTGGCACGTGCCTGATGTCCGGGTGGAGGCCGAGCTCATAGTGGAAGTCGTCGGCCTCGTGCACCACATAGGCGCTGAGGCTGACGATCTGCCCGGACCGGCGCGCGAGGTCGATCATGCCTCGATAGCCGATGATAAGCTGGCACACGTTTTTGTAGGGCAGCAGGTAGCAGTGCCCCAGCGCGCTCCCGGGCTCCAGTCCGAGTGCCGCGCATTGGAGGATGGCGCCGAAAATGGTTTGCTCATCGCAGAGCAGAAGAGCCGGAGTCTTCCGGAATTCTGTCAAGACGATTCTGGTGAGCCGGTCGGCCGTGAGCGTCTTCGGTAGCGCCATCGCCATCTGGTTTTTGAAGGCCGGCGAGAGGATCATGTTGATGACCGGATTCTTGGAGGTCATGCGCTTCTGGGGGGCTGCGGCCGGGGCCTGCTGCGCTGCGGGCGCGATGGCTCCGCGGAGCTTGTCAGTGGTGGACATAGTGAACGTTCCTTTGAGAGTGTTCGGTTTTACTTACGCGACGCGGAGGACGCGGAAGGAGCTGGGCTTGCAGTAGGCTGCGTAGGTCTCCGGGTCGGCCGCTTTGAAGGCGGTCGAGTCGAAGCGGCGGGAGGTCTGCGCCTTGTAGGTCGCGGCCTTTTTGCCGGCGATGGTGATGCCGGTGTCCGCGCCGATGGCGAGGATGATCTTGGAGGCGATGGCCTTCTCCTGCGCCTCGAGCGCTTTGATCTGCTCGCGGACGGTCTTGAGGTCGCCGACCAGGGCGGCCTCGTCATTTGAGGCTTCGCGCATCGTCCCGCTGTCACGGGCGTAGAGCGCGCGGACGTCGGCGGCGTTGATCGGATCTGGCGGGATGCGCTTCTCGACGTGCTCGAGCCAGAAGATCTTGACCTTCTCGCGGAGCGTGTCGAAGACCGCCGGGTCGCGGTCGACTTTGTAGATCCGAAAGTCCTGCCCGCCGATGAGCACCGCGACGTAGCATACCGGCACCCCCAGCAGCCCCATGTACCACTGAATCTGCGTTTCGTAGTACAGCGGGATCTCGTGGTCGGTGACGACGTCCCCAGCCTTGATCTCCTCCTCTTGCGAGAGCCCCCAGCCGTCCGCAAGGCGGGCGGTTTTGCACTCGAGGATGGCGCCCGGGCCCGCGTATCTGTCGATATTCGCAATCTCCCAGTGCGCGAGAGGATTGCGATACATGTGCTCCTGCCTCGAGCAGCGGATGCCGGTGCGCTCGGAAAATTCATCGGCGACGACAGCTTCGAGTCGGGTGCCGAAGTGTGCCGCCTGGCGGGTCAGCTCCTTCGGCGCCTCCCCGAGCTTATCGAGGTAGACGTCGTAAGGCGTGCGCCACGGGCTGAGCCCGAGAACGGCGGCGACGTCGCTGCCGCCGATTCCAGTGCGGCGCTGGTCAAGCCATGCGTCGCGATTTTGGTCTTCCATTTTGATCTCCCTCAGTTGTGGGGGCGGCCCCCGAGGCACCACAACGCGTACTCGAGGATGTCGTCCGCGTCGTCGCAGTCCGCGACTCCTGCGACCTCCATTGCCTGCTCGAGCGACTCGCCGTCCTCGACTGCCGAGGCGATGTCGCCCGCCAGATCAAGCCACCAAGGGTCGTCCGGCGGGTCGAGAGGCGGTTCGGAGAAGTGGTCCATCCGGCACGGGGTGTATGCCTCGCCGTAGCACACGGCGAAGGCGTCCGATGAGGTCATCATTCCTCTTCCTCCTCTTCGTCCTCTTCCTCTTCAGCTTCCTCCTGAGCGCGGTGCTCGTCGCAGAGCTCTCTGGCGCGATACGCCATCTCTATGATTTGTTTCTGCTTGGCGAGGAGGCGCTCTTCGACGTCCAGCGCCGGATCTGCAGTGAGAGTCTCCATCAGAATGTCGTACCCGTGCGCCTCGTGGCGGTACCTCCTGACGCCCTGGAGCGCTGCGAGGTCGTCCTTGAGCCATCGTTCGGCCGTCTCCTGGTCGACATAGTCGGGGCGTTCGACCTCGACCCCGTAAATAAGGGTCTCGAAGAGGAAGGCCACATCCTCGTGCTGCCTCGTCACAGTTGGGGGCAGCCAATATTTTTTCGACATTTAGAAGACTCCCATCACCCACCACCGAAGGCAGCGAGCAAAAAGGTAAGGGAGGCCGAAGCCAGCAACTGCCGCGAGGGCGGCCGGGATGAGCGCGGAGATCTGGGCGCGGCGCTCTGAGCAGCAGTCTTCTGCGGGTCGGCCGCAGAGAAGATTGAGAAGGGCTTTCATCGTGTGCTCCTGATCTTTTGAGCCAGCGCGGCGCCTGCCGCGAACTCAATGCCGGCGCGCTGTTCGAGCTTCTCGTCGATCTCGAGCTCCGCTCGGCGCTGTTTTTCCATCAGCTGATCAAGCTGAGCGTCGGGCGTGTAGTAGGCCCGGTGGATGACGCTGCGGAAACCGCGGCGCGCGTCTGCGAGTCCTGGCGGATCCATCAAGCGAAAGTCGATGACGCACTCGTACATGTCGAGCTCCGAAAGAAAACCCCGACGCTGCGAAGCGCCGGGGCGTGGTTGTTGGGTGTGGCGCGAGATGGATCAGGGTGAGACCATCTCGTTGATGCGCAGGGGGTGTTCCTTCTGCGTGGAGCAGTCCACGAGCAGTGCTGATCCGTCTCGGTAGACGAAAACCGTCGTCGGAACGAGGGCGTCGTCGTCGAACGGAAAGTGAACCTCCACCGCCTCCTGGCGGATGCGGTTCATCAGCGGGCGGTAGTCGTCCGTCACAAAGCCGTGCTCGTCTCTATGCAGACGTAGCGCCATGCGCTCCATCTTTTTTGCGATGGTGATCTTGGTCTTTGTCATATCCGTATCCCTGAAAAAAAGGCCCGGGGCCGAAGCCCCGAGCCAGAACGGGCGTCCGATCTAAAAGCGCCCGCGCACACTCCCTTACGAGGGAGCCCGAGGAAAAAAAGTTGCGGCGGAGGAGGTGGCGCAGCGCGCGCCGTTTGGCGGGTTCCCGCGCCTCCTTTGGGGCTGTAGCAGCCCTTTTGCCGCCGCAACCAAGCGTCCCGGAAAGCATCCAGCTTCGACCCACCGCAGAGAGAGGTCGAAGCGCCGGGGCGCTTGGTTGTGGGGGCAACGAATAGAATGAAGGTGAGGGGATGCGTTGCACCGCACCCCCTCGTGTCCTCACACTCAATTCGGAGCTTCGAGCATGAAGACATACAAAAACTTCAGTCGAGATGATGTCGAGTTCGCGAGATCTGTATTCGTCGCTCTTATTCAGAGCGGCCAAATTCGCGTGACGGAGATGGACCTCACTCAAGACACCGCTGAGAACTGTCGAGAGAAAGTTGGTCTCGTTCTTCGCAAGGTTTTCCCTCTTTTCGAGGTTGCCCTTCGAGACTAGGACAACGAGATTTCCGAGTATCGCGAGCTTCGTGTTGAAGATCCCGAACCCAACGCTTAAAGAGCTCGTCCCACGTTTGTTGAGTCTGGTGAACCATTACTGGACTCCTATCTTGTTGAACTTCTGGAGCGCTCTCCGACGCAGGAAAAGGAAAGGGACGCGCCGATGAACGCTCTAGAAGTCCCCCTCTTGCGAGGGGGACCTTTGGCCTGCTCCTTGGCGATGGTCTGAACCGACTACCGCCGCGGAGCTTCGCTGCTCAGGTCTGCCCGTGTGCGTTTTTGTCCGCTCGGCGGGATGTACTAGCTCCGCGCCTTTATAGGCTTTTCCTTCGCCCGTCTGACTAATCATCATCCGGTGCACCTCTCCGCCTTTCGGGCGGGGGTGGAAGTTGTCGTCCTGGCCGCCCACTGCCTGTGGGAGGTAAAAGAACGCCCGCTTTGTGCGGGATCGGCTGAACTATCAACCGATGAGCGCAGTATAGGTGAACCTTTCACCATTGTCAATAGGTAAAGCTATATCTGTAGACAGCAAAAGGCCCGCGCGAAGCGGGCCCGGGAGTGCCTATGCGGTTGCTGTCAAAGGTCGCGCTCCACCACTCGGTAGACGCGTCCGAAGATGCAGATCTGGTCGCACTCGTCTCCGACGTAGCGCTCGGTTGCGTACTCGGGGTTGTCCGAGATGATCTGCAGTCCCTGCTTGATCTTCTGCAGGCGCTTGATCCGGAAGTTCCCCTCGATGGCGATCGCGTAAATCTTGCCGTCGATGACCGAGACGCATCCAGGAGCGTAGTGGAGCTCGTCGTACCACAGGAACTTATCGCCATCACACAGCGTCGGCTCCATGCTGTCGCCGCGCACGCGCCCGATCCGGCAACGATCTGCCATCAGCCCATGCTTCTGAAGCCACGCGTCCTCGATCCAGTACGGTGAGGACTCATGCAGCTCCTCCCAGTCCACCTGGCACCCCTCCGGAGCGCCTGCGGCGAAGGACATCCTGTACTCGCGGACGGCCGTCATTCCCTCGGGCGTATCGTCGTCGCGCGGCGAGTAGGCACGCACCGAGCCTGCGCCCGGAGCCTTCGGATCTCCCTCGCCGTTGAGCAACCATTCGAGTCGAATCGGAAGCCTCTGGGCGAGTCTGTAGGCCGGCTCCGGCTTGATCGCGACCGTTCTTCCTGACACCCATCCTGCAACCGACGGTTGCTTGATGCCTGCGATGTCGGCAACCTGCCTCTGCGTCAATCCGTATTCCTGCATCAGCCAGCGGATGCGTTCTTTCAAAGTGTTCATATAAGTAAGCCTATCGAAGAGGACGATAACTTTTCATAGGCACTCCTGTTTTCTGCTATATAATTGCACCTATATCGAAACCTTCAACGAGAGGAAACCATGCCTACGAAAACTTCGTCGCGCTCGATCGAGCTCGCGAAGCAGCTGGTCGCGGAGCTCGGCTCTCAGAAAGCTGTCGCTCAGTACGTCGGCGTCAAGCAGCCATCTGTTTGGCTGTGGACTCGTCGCGGAATCAGCGAGCTACGCGAGTCGTATCTGCGCGAGCGTTTCCCTGAGTTGCGCACGTGGAAAGTCTTTCCTCCTGTGCGTGACGCCCGACCTGAAGCCCGCTGAGGCTTGCTATGCACTACTACACGCACAACATCGGCGATTACGCCATCGCGACGAGTTGCATGACCTTCGAAGAGAAGGGCGTGTACGTCGACATGGTCGACCGTTACATATCGACTGGGAAGCCACTGGATACCCAGTGGCTATCCATCTTCAAGCGAAAGGCCGGCGAGGATGCGGTGAACAACGTGCTCACGCTCTGCTTTGTCGAGCGTGACGGGTTCTTCTATCGCGAAGAGCTGGACCGGATGATCGCCGCCTACGCCCAGACGACCGAAAAAAATCGTCGAAACGCGCAAAAACGCCGGAAAGATGTCGCTCCGGAACCCACTGGGCTCGTCAGCGAAACCCAAACGAAACCCAGTGGGTATCCAGTGGGATCCCTAACCAATAACCAAGAACCAATAACCAAGAACCAAATAAGAGAGAGCACTGACGTGCTCTCTACGCAGGCGCAAGCGCCCGCGAGCACGCCCGTCCGCAAGCGCAAGACGTCCGGGGTTTCGTCCGTCGAGAAGCCGGACGAGATCCCGGCGCAGGTCTGGAGCGACTGGCTCCAGATTCGCAAGGCGAAGCGGCTCCCTCTGACGAAAACCGCGTGGGACGCCATGCTCCTCGAGGCCGAAAAGGTCGGCTACTCCGCCGAGGAAATGGTCCGCTGTTGCGTCGAGCGCGGATGGGCTTCCTTCAAGGCTCAGTGGCTCATCAACGAAAAGGAAAAGAACGAGCGAGCGGCAGGCATGCCGCCCAAGGCCAATCGCCCGCTCCAGCGCCAAGATCTTGAAGACCTCGAGGAGGTTCCTTTATGACCGCTTTCCAGAGAATCGGTTCGTGCTTCGGCTCGTTCTCCTTCAAGTGCGAAAAGCACGGACTCTTTACCGCTCAGTGCCTTGTAGGTCGAGACGGTCAGCCGGTCTATCGGCAGGCCCCGCATTGCCCTGTTTGCGCAGCTGAGAGGGAGGCTTTCCGCGCCGCTCATCCGGAGATAGTCGCTGCCGAAGAACGAGAGAGGCAGGTCGCGATCCAGGCCGCGAAGGCAGAGGAGGAACGCAAAGCCGCTCAGGCCGCAGCAGAAGAACGTCAACGCGCCATGGAAGGCATGCTTAAGCGCTCCCGCATTCCTGCAGAGTATCTCGGAAAAACCTTCGACGGCTATAAGCCGCAGACTCCGGAAAACGCTGAAGCTCTTCGCCAGGTGCGTCTCTATGCCCAAAATTTCTCCCGCATCCGCGAGAAGGGCGTTGGGCTTTTCCTGTACGGAACGACAGGCACCGGCAAATCACATCTGGCATGCGCTCTCCTACAGACGCTAATGCCAGAAGTCGACTCCGCTTACGTCATGACGTGGGAGGTGATCAAGATGGTCAAGGAAGCGGACCTCCACGAAGACCCGCTCCGGCCGTTCATCGACGCCTCGCTACTCGTCCTCGACGAGATCGGCGTCCAGGCCGGCACCCGCTTTGAGGAAACCGTTCTCTATCAACTCATCGACTCCCGAGTCGCCGCGCATCGACCGACCATCGTCATCACAAACGTTCAGCCGGATTCGAATGACGATGATCGCGCAACCGTTCGCAAGTGCGTCGGCGAACGCTTGTGGGACCGGCTTCAGTGGCGCTCAGTCTTCCTGCGATTCACCGGGAAGTCGTTCCGCAAGCGTTTCGCTAGCGTCGATCAACTTATCGTGGAGGCTTTCTGATGACGCTCGACGAATACTTCGCGACGAAACCGGACGGGGAAGCCTCGCGTCTTGCTGAGGCGGTCGGATGCTCAAGGGGGCGCATGTCCGACTATCGCAATAGAAAAGTCTACCCGAACCCTCAGCGCGCACTGCGCATCGTCGAAATGACGGGAGGACTTGTGACCCTCGACGATCTTCGCCCCCTGCACAAGGATGAGGATTGCTCCGATTTCGAGCTCGTGGCCCGGTCGATCATGCGCCGTCTCGGGTACTCGATGAGGCAGTTCTCTATGGGGCTGAAGCTGCCGGCTCACTTCTTCCCGCAAGCCTTCATGGTCGTCAAGCGAACCGCCTCGGTCAGGCCGACAAGCATGCGCCTGCTCTACCGCGAGCTCGCGAAGTCCGGCGCGACGCCCGAGGAGCAGCGGGCGATGCTCATCGCGTACCTCAAGCTCACCGGCGACCTCTTCTTCGTCGAGAAGATGGCGCCCTCCGCTATGCGCGACATCTACGCCTTCATCAGCCGCCGGCTCGAGACCGAGCGCGGCGTCTTCGTCCAGCACGAGCCGGACGAGCGCTTCAAGTCCAAATACATGAGGAACAAATGACCCCCGACTTCACTTCAGCCACTGAGCCCCGCGCGTACGCGGTCTACGAACACTACGGCTTCCCGCACCAGACGCTAAAGCTTGCCGAGGAAGCTGGCGAGCTCGCAGCTGCCGCGGCGCGATACCACGACCACACCTCCGACCTCGGGGATGACATGCTCTGGCTCCGTCCGCTCGCTGAGGAGTGCGCAGACGTGCTTGTGCTCATCTCGCAGCTCTGCACCGACATGCCCTTCGAGGAGCTCGTGCGCGAGGCCTTCGCTGAGAAGCTCGATCGTCAGATCGCGCGCGTGCGGGCCGAAAACTCTTCGGACGAGAAAACACTCGAGGACACCCTCAAGAGCCCCGTGGCGATCGATCCTGCGGCCTTCTCGGGCACCTTCAGCGTGATCGGCGGGATCACGGACGCCTCCGCGAAGGTCTACGCGGAAGGAGGCACGCGATGAAGGAAGTTCTCCTCGCGCGCTCCGCGCTCATCATCTTCGTCGCGATCATCCTGGTCGTGATCGACTTTTCAGACTGGTGGTGATCATGCGCGACTGCCTCGACTGCATCCACATCGCCCCGCTCGAGCCCTTGCCCAAGGGCTCGCCCCTGCGCATCCAGCACGGGCAGTGGGGCATGCTCGCCCGGCGCCTCGCGTACTGCCGCCTTGACAAGGGCGATACGGCCGTCATCCATGGCCTCGGCTGCGGGACCTGCCCGCGCTTCGAGCTCGAGCCCGACGAGAAACGCCGCGCGGCGCGAAATAAGGCCGCGCAGATCATCCAATTCGCTTTCGACGAATGGAGGAAAACGCTATGAGCTTCTCTTTCTTCGCATCTCCGAAGCAGCGTCTCTACGCGAAAGTCAAGCTGAAGGTCGCCGATGGCGATTGCTTCTACACGCCCACCATTCCCGATCAGGAGTAAGAAGATGAACGAAGCAACCGGAATCAACGCCACCACCAAAGCCGCCCCGCGAGAGCCGCTCGGCATCTCGGAGTTCCTCCCGAAGCCCGCGCGAGACGCGCTGGTCGCCGCGGCAAGGGAAGCTCAAGGTCTTTCGAAATACAGCTATGCAAGGGAGCACGTGATCGGCGAGACAAGCTCGCTCGTTATGGCCAAATATCCCGAGTTTTTCAAGAAACAGTTCGAGGAATAAAATGCTCTTCTTCGTTCCCTGCACGCCCGTCGGGAAGGCCCGGCCCCGCGTCGTGCGAGGCCATGCCTTCACGCCGCAGAAGACTCGAGACTGCGAGGCCCAGATCCGAGCAGCTTTCCTGCAAGCCGCGGCCGAGGAGCGGCTGGATCACCCAAAGATCGAGCGCCCACGCGCGATCGAGGTCTCGCTCGGGATCCAGATGCCGATTCCGAAGTCATGGCCTGAGAAGCGCCGCCTGCCAGCGCTTTTAGGAGACATCCGCCCGACCTCGCGACCGGACGTGGACAACCTCGCGAAGACGGTGCTGGACGCCTTGAATGGCCTCGCGTGGGACGACGACAGTCAGGTCTGCGTGCTCTCGGTGGAGAAGCGGTACGCAGAAACCCCCGGATTCTCCGTACGGATCAAGCCCTACGGTGAGGACTGACGTCATGAGTCTTCCTGCCGCTTGGTCAACCCTCATCGCAGGCTGCGTCGCCGCCGTCCTCGCCTTCTACTCGCTCTATCCGTACCTTGGCGAGGGGCGCGCCGCCGCCATCGGCTTTCTCATCGCACTCTCCGTCGTCTGGAGCGTGGCGATCCTCGCACAGGAGAACTTATGACCGAAGACGAGCGCCTCGAACTTCGACTCGAGAACTGGGGCCGCTGGATCCGCGAGAAAAGACCGACCGGGAAGACCACGTCGACCGTCTTCGACATCTCGACGCCGCCAGCCCCGGACGACGAGCGCTCCGCTCCGGTCTTCCATGCCGATGCCATGGTCGTGCAGAGGGCGTGGGAGCTCATGCCCTTCGGCCACCATCAGGAGCGCGTCGAGAAGGTCCTCATGGCGCTCGTCTACTCTCAGCCCGGCAGGCCCTTCGGGGCTTATAGCTACTACCTCCGAAAGGTCTTCGGCCTGCGCGTCTCCGGCTCGGAGTTCGACGACGCCCGGGAGACCGCGAGAAAAAAGATCGTGGAAATTATCAAAAGACTTGACGGCCTCGAAATTTGCGCATAGAATAAAAGAACAATTCGTAAGCTGTGTGTCAGCGAGTTTGACCTAGGCCGCAATGTATCTGCGAAAAGGACGAAAGCCCCGCCAAGGTCAGACTACGAATTTCCAAGGCCGCGTTTCAGGGTTTCGGCGCTTTCCAACATTCCACCTTCGGAAGCACAGTTTCCCCTTTCGGCCTTTTTTCGTCTCTGGCTGCACCTCATCGCACGCCCTCCAGTTCCGCAGGCAGATGCCCGTGCCTGCGCCGCCAGCCACGAACCTCGCCCTAACGGCTAAGGGGGGCTGAGACCGAGCAAAGCCCGCCATGTGCGGGCTTTTTTTCGTCTCTAAAGGGGCTGAGACGCTCTTCGGGCTCTTGGCTCGGCGCCTCGCACCAGCGGAAGAGCCCACTCTTTATGCGAAGCCCCGCAGAGATCATTCCTGCGCTGGGGCATCGAAGGATCACGAAATGGCGACCGCAAAAAAAACGTCGGCCGCGCCCAAAAAAATGGGGCGACCCTCGCTCTACTCAGAGGCTATCGTAGAAAAGATCTGCACCCTGATCGAACAGGGCTACTCCGAGAGGCAGATCGCCAAGATGGACGGGATGCCGTGCGTTTCTACGATGGGGACGTGGAAGGACACGCACCCGGAGTTTCTGCTCCGGTCCGCGCGTGCAAGAGAGGCCTCGGCACAGATGTACGATGACCGCCGACGGGAGATGGCTCAGTGGCTTATCGACGAGGCGAAGAACCGCGCGGCTACTGGCAAGCCCTTCCCGAAGGGGATCGTCGAAGCTATCAGGACGGCGATGCAGGAAGATGCAAGATCCGCCGGACAGCGGGACGACCGCAACTTCGGGGATCGGCGCCGCGTGGATCTGACTGGCAAGCTCGAGACGACGGTCGCGCCGGACCTGAGCGGCGTCGACATGAATAAGCTGCGAGCCGCGCGAGAACTGCTTTATGGAGACAAGACTTCCGACTCTGATTGAGCTCGACCGGGAGATAAGCCGCCGGAGCTTCGCAGACTTCTGCAAGCTCGCCTGGCACGTGCTCGAGCCCGCCGCTCCGCTCAAGTGGGGATGGGCGCTCGACGCGATCTGCGAGCACCTGCAGGCCGTTCATGACGGGAAGATCAAGCGTCTTCTGATGAACGTTCCGCCGGGCTGCATGAAGTCGCTGACGACGGGCGTTCTCTTCCCGGCGTGGGAGTGGGGCCCGGGCGGACGCCCAGACCTGCGCTTTCTCACGACGGCTCATAAGGAGCCACTGGCGATCCGAGACAATCTGAAGTGCCGGAGGCTCATCCAGTCGGACTGGTACCAGGAGCGCTGGCCGGTCGAACTGACGGGCGACCAGAACGCAAAGTCAAAATTCGAGAACTCGGCGACGGGCTTTCGCGAGGCGATGGCTTTCCGATCTCTGACGGGCTCTCGCGGCGACCGGATCATCCTGGACGACCCGCTGAGCGTAGACGATGCCTTTTCCGAGGCCGCACTCTCCGCGGCGGAGCAGACCTTTCTGGAGGCCGTTCCGTCCCGCGTGAACAATCAGGACTCGGCGATCATCGTCATCATGCAAAGGTTGCACGAGCGCGACACGGCCGGGATCATCCTGAGCCGACAGCTGGGCTATGAGCATCTGATGCTCCCCATGCGTTTCGAGCCGGAGCGCCGGTGCTCGACGTGCATCGGCTTCACAGACCCACGCACCGAAGACGGCGAGCTCCTCTTCCCGGAGCGCTTCTCCGAGGCGCAAGTCTCCGAGATGGAGCGCACGATGGGGTCCTTCGCGACGGCCGGCCAGCTTCAGCAGCGCCCGATGCCGCGCGGCGGTGGGCTCTTCAAGGCCGACTGGATCCAGTATTGGGACAAGCTCCCGGAGCGCTTCGATGCGGCCGTCATCTCGTGGGATATGACCTTTAAGGAGTCCGCGACGTCCGACTTTGTGGTCGGGCAGGTCTGGGGCAGAAAGGACGGCGCCTTCTACCTCGTCGACCAATATCGTGGACGCTGGGACTTCGTGAAGTCGCTCGAGCAGTTCGTGGCGGCCGCTAGGAAGTACCCGCGGATCACCCGAAAGCTCATCGAGGACAAGGCGAATGGGCCAGCGATCATCAGCGCGCTCAAGCGCAAGGTGACCGGCATCATCCCGATCACTCCGAAGGAGAGCAAGGAAGCCCGCGCGAACGCAGTTACGACGCTCTGGGAGGCCCGGAACGTCTATCTGCCGCCGCCGGAGCGCTACCCGTGGGTAGCGCAGGACTTCATCCCTGAGCTCCTCGCCTTCCCGTCTGGCGCTCACGATGACGTGGTCGACGCGATGACCCAGGCATTGAGTGATCTGAACCGGCACTCTGGCCTGCACATCGACCCAACAAATCTCGCCTACCTGGCACAGCGCTAGTGAGGCCTAAAAGGAAGCTCCGCGGCGCGACCAACGCCCGGGGCTTCAATGACTGGACAAGCTACGAATGGCAAAGACCAAGAAAAAGGCGAAGACTGAGGCCCGGGACGAGAAGCGACCCGGCATCCTCGATCAGGCCCGCCGCGCCGCTCTTATGGAAGACCTCGGCGCTCAGCTTTTCGCCCCGCCGCCAGCGGCCAAGGTCTTCGAGACCGAAGAAAAGGTCCGCGAGCGCTTCGCCCTACCGGTGACGCTCGGCACGACCGAAGAGATCCGGCTGGCGCAGGACGCCGAGCTTGCCGATACCGGGCTCTACTCGACGATTTACAAGTCCCTGCAACAGCACGGCTATGAGCTCGGGCAGTATCCGACGACCTCATTCGTCGGCTACGGGGCGCTACAGCAGATCGCCCAGAACGGCATGATTCGCGCCTGCGTGCAGACCGTCTCCGACGACATTACGCGCGAGTGGATCCAGATCATCGGATCCGACGACGCCGAGAAGGTGGACGAGCTCCAGAAGCTCCAAGAGAAGAAGTATCGCCTCCGGGGGCTCTTTCACGAGGCCGCAACGATCACTGGATACATGGGCGGCGCCTTCATATTCATCGATACCGGCGAAGAGAAGACCGAGCTCCCGCTTCGCATCAATGACGCCTCGGCCGAGCTGGTGAATGGCGGGACGCTTCGCTTCGTCGTGGTCGATCCGGTCAACGTGTCGCCGGGCGACTACAACTCCTCCAATCCGCTTAAGTCGGACTATATGAGGCCGAAGTGGTATTGGGTGCTCGGCCAGCGCGTCCATGCTTCGCGCATGATCCCGCTCTACGACAACCCCCCGCCGACGCTCCTCCGACCCGCATACAACTTCCTCGGCATACCGCAGGCTCAGATCCTCTGGGACTACGTGATGCACTGGAATCAGTGCCGGGTGTACACAGCGGATCTGGTCCGGAAGGTCTCGCTTCTGGTCTTCCAGACGAGTACGGACGACATCTTCAACTCGCCGAACGGACTGCAGCTCTTCGACATCCGAATGAAGGCGCTGCAACGCTACCGCGACAACTCCTCGGTCTTCGTCTGCGACAAGGACGCGGAGTCCGTGATGAATGTCCAGACTTCCATTGCCGGATGCACGGACGTGGTCCGCCAGTCGCTCGAGATGATCGCGGCGCTCAATCGCACCCCGGCCGTCAAGCTCTTGGGCATCAGTCCGAGCGGCTTCAACGCTACCGGCGAGTCCGACATCAGGAACTACTACGATTACATCAAATCGAAGCAGGAACTCCGCCGCGACGCCATCATGACATGCCTGAAGGCGATCGAGCTCGTCGAGTTCGGCGCCATCGATGCGGACCTCTCCTTCGACTTCAATCCGCTTAGCAAGGAAGACGAGAACGCGGCCGCGATGACGGCTCAGGCGAGAGCTGGCACGCTGGCGACGCTCGCGCAGATGCAGGCCATCAGCGCTGAAGAGGTGCGAGAGGCTGTCAAGACTGAGCCTGCCATGCACCTGAGCTTCCTCTCTGATGAAGCCCCGGACGGCGACCCTGAGGACATCCAAGGACTCCTCGACTCGCTCCAGAGCGCGACGGCGGCGATCAAAGCGCCTGAGGCGCCTCAGGCGAATCCGCCTGATGAGTCTCGCCAGCTTTTGCAGTCGCTAGGGGGCGTAAGTGGCTAAGCCGAAGACGATCGCGGCTATCGAGCCGAACGTGGGGCTCCGAGCGGCGCTTCAGAAGAAGATCGCAAAGCTCGTCCGGGCCCGCACTCGGGCCGCGGCGGCGGAGCTCTTCGAGGACCTCATCGCCTCCGGCCTCGTCGGCGAAGAAAGCCGCCTCGCGCAGGATGCGAAATCCACGGTCAAGGACTTCAAGCCCGTCGATCTAGAGAGGGCCCCGAAGCATGCCGACACCGCATATGCAGAGCGACTGGCTCGTTGGATGATCCACACGGGCGAGGATGCAAAGGCGGTTTCTAGATGGTTTGTCCGCACGACAGCGCAGCGCATTACCGCGAGCCAGCGCCGTGCGCTGATTCGTGCGGGCATCTCCCCAGAGCTCATCAAGAGCAGATGGACGGTCCCGGTCGTCAAGAACCGCTACATCTCCCCAGCGGCCGCGCAGGAGATGCCGAAGCTCATCGACGACATGACGGGCCTCATCACGAAGATGCAGGCCGACGATCTGGAGCGCCTTCGCGGGGCCCTTGACGCGGGGCTTAGCGGCGGAAAGACGATCGGCGACATCGAAGAGATTCTCAGGCAGTCGGACGGCTTCACGGAAGCCAGAGCCAAGCGCGTGGCACTCGACCAGTCCGTAAAGGTGAATCAGGGGCTCCAGCGGGCCAATGCCCAAAGCCTCGGCGCCAAAACTGGCATCTGGGTGCATGTGCCCGGCATGTACAGCTCGCGCAAGACGCACAAGGCGATGGACGGAAAGCGCTTCAATCTCGACGAGGGGCTCTACGACGAGGCTGTCGGGAAGAAGGTTCTACCCGGAGTTCTTCCGTTCTGCCGATGCGTGTTCAGACTCGATATTGACGAATTGCTGAAATGATTCATGAAAGACTTGCACTAGACGCGCAAAGCGTGCGCCGATACGACGACAACGGCAACCTTCACGTCTCGGTCTCGCACCTCACGAAAGCGCAGGTGCGGCCCTACTATGGCTCCGAAATCATCGGCTGGCAGAGGCTCAAGCTCGAGCCTACCAAGATTTACTACGGCTACGCGCCGCCCGAAGAGCTCTCGAAGCCGGAGACGATCGAGAGCACGAACGGGATCCCGATCCAGCTCGACCATCACCCGGACTACGCAGACGACCCTCAGCTCAAGACGAGGGTTGGCAGTACTGGGACGGACGGCGCCTTCCGCGAGCCGTACCTGGACAACTCTCTGCACATCACCGTCGAGAACGCCATCCGGCGGATCCTCGACGGATCAATGCGTGAGCTATCTCTCGCGTACTCCTACACCCCCGACTTCACCTCTGGGAAGACGCCTGAGGGCGATCCGTATGATTTTATTATGCGCGATATTTCCGCCAACCACGTCGCGCTAGTGGAGCAGGGACGCGCTGGGCGCGATGTGTTGGTGCAAGATAGTCAACTTAAAGAGGTAGGTCCTATGGACGACAAAGAAAAGACGACCCCCGCCACTGATGGCGATCAGGCCGTCGAAAAGAAGGAAGTGGCCCTCGCTCGAGCCATCGGCGAAGCAGCGAGGGGGATCGAAGATCTGCACACGAAGGATCAGGAGGGGAATGTGATCGACAAGCCCGCAAAAGACGAGCCCGTCGCTGAAGATGAGGACAAGGACGCCGCCATCAGGCGCATCCTTGGCGACATGATCGAAAAGGGACTCAAGCCCGAAGACGCGAGGTCGTTCCTCGGTGCTCTCAAGGACCTCGCTTACAACCCTGACGAAGCTCAGGACGGCGATGAGGACATGGCGGAAGACGCCGACGAAGACGCCGACGACGAGCTCGAGGCCGAGGACGCCGAGCCGGACGACTGCGAGCAGATCGTCCAGGATGGTCTCAAGGCCTGCGGATACGACTCCGAGCCGGAAGAGTTCCAGCGCGCTTTCGCTGAGGGCGTTCGCTACGGCGAAAAGAAGGAGAAGACCGAGCCCGAAAAGCTCGACCGCGAGCACGAGCGCGAAGGCGAAGAGCGCGACGCCGATCAAGACTCGGCCAAGCGCATCGAGCGCCGCATCATGAATCGCTTCGCCGCGATGGACGAGTGCGCGAAGACGCTCGGCAAGGTCCGCGCGAACGCGTACGACTCCGCCGAGAGCGTCTATCTGGCCGCCCTCCGGCAGGAAGGCGTGAACACGAAGGGCGTCTCCCCGCAGGCCGCCCGCGCCGCTTACCGCGCGTTTATGGCGGGCAAGAGTCGCGCTCGCAAGGGCTCTTTCGCTCAGGACTCCGCGTCCCGGCAGAAGAGCAACCTCCTCGTTACTAAGCTCTCTCAGATTAAGAAGGGGTACTAATCATGGGTTTTCAGGCAGCTGTTAAGACCGATCCGGCCATCGGCATTCCGGGGCAGGAGGTCAATCCTCGTCAGGCCGTTTACACGGCATTCAACTACGTCTCGGACGGCACGGTCCCGGCGGGTTCTTTCGCCTTCGCCGTCGCTCTGGCCGGCACCTCCCAGACCGAGCAGAACGTCCTCTCGGCGAAGGCTGAGGCCGGTGCGAAGCCGGTCGGCTTCGTGGAGCGCGACGTCATCGCGACGATCCCCGCGCTTACCGACGACGCCACGCAGGTCTATCCGAAGGGCTCCTGCCCCCCGGTCGCCATCCGCGGGCAGTTCTACGCCATCGCGGCGGGCGCGGCTACGGAGGGCCAGTCGGTTCTCTGCGATCCGACGACGGGCAAGGTCACTTACGGCACGGCTGGTGCGACGAATGACACCGGATGGACGGTCGTCTTCCCCCGCGGCGTCAAGACGGTCGCCGAGGGCGACACGGTGATCTATCAGAACTTCGGCGTTGACGTGGCCGCCTAACTTGGAGAGATAAATGAGTTTTGATCTTGACTTTGCGAAGTCGCGCGGCATCTCTGCTCCGCATGCCGTCGGCTTTATGCCTTTCGAAGAAAAGGACGGCCACATCGTCCTTAAGGACATTGACCGCCGCCAGCTCGCGCAGGACGCGGCGCTCTCGACGCAACCGAACGTGGGCGCCCCTGCGGCCCTCTACACGTACCTCGACCCGCGCATCATTGAGGTGCTCTTCGGCGTCACGAACGCCACGCGCTTCTTCACGAAGACTCTCGTTGGCTCGTGGACGCAGGACTATGCGGACTTCTCGGTCGAAGAGGTCGCTGGCCAGGTCTCGCCCTACAACGACTTTGCCAACGGAACGACGACGGACGTGAACTACAACTTCCCCGTCCGCCAGAACTTCCGCTATCAGACGACGATCAAGTACGGCGAGCTCGAGACGGCCAAGCTTGCGGAAGCGAACGTCAATCTGCCCGCCCGTAAGCAGAACGCCGCCGCGCAGATCCTCGCCCGTGCCGAGAACAAGTTCCAGCTCTACGGCGTCAGCGGGATGGAGATCTACGGCATGCTCAACGATCCGAACATCCCGGCGACGATCGCTCCGATCTCGGTTAACGGGAATTCGACTTGGGCGACGAAGGTCGCGGCCGACCCGAACAATGCGGCCACGCTCGTCTTCAACGACGTCAACAAGCTTTGGCAGCAGCTGACGGCGCAGAACGGCGGCCATCTCGACATTGACGCTCCGATCGTCCTCGGTATCTCCAACAAGATGATCGGATACCTCACGCAGCCGAACTCTTTCGGCAAGACGGCCAAGGCGATGCTGCTCGAGAACTACCCGAACATGGAAATCGTGCAGCTCCCCGAGCTGTCGACGGCCGCTGGCGAGATGCTCTATATGACGGTCCGCGAGCTCTACGGCGACGAAACCGGCTGGTCGGCCTTCTCCATGGCCTACCAGCTCGGCCGCCTTGTGCCGCACGAGTCGTCTTTTACGCAGAAGGCCTCGGCTGGCACGTGGGGATGCGTCATCCGGAGGCCCAGCCTCGTGGCCACCCTTACGGGCGTCTGACGATCTAGAGCAAGGAAAGGCAAGGGCTGCTAATCGCGGCTTTTTCTCTGCTCGGGAGGGGGCTTCGGCTCCCTCCTCTTTTTTTGGAAAGAACACTATGGCTCGCAAAACCACTAAGACTGCTACGAATACGCTAGATCGGAAGAGCACA